AACTTCATCAATCCAAGTATTGTATTCGCTTTCTGTAATTTCTTTATAATGATTTGACACACAACAGTTTCTTTTAAATACCATAATGTATTTCATTTATTTACCTCTCTTCTACACAAATATTAAGGTCTCCAAATTTCTCTATTGCTTTAAGAAGTCTTTTTAACTTCCCAGTTTCTGAGACCCAGATTTTGTATCCCTCTTTTCCGTCATGCTTGTCATCACAGCGGCAATGACCGGGTTCGTAATAGCAGCTAAGCCAGTACGATGCTTCATCATGCATCCACTGTAATGTAACTCCCTTCTCGACATTGTAATAACGGCGGTCAGAAAAGATTTCGCTTTTTCCGTCAGATAACGCAAGATATTCACAACCGATATCCCACATCACACCATCAAATCGTTTGCAGATTTTCTTATATTCTTTTTTAATCATTTGCGTTCTCCTTATTAATGATTAAATCTAATATAACATTCTAGCCAATTCTCACCGAAGTACTCAATGAATTGTTTTTCTACTTCGGGATATTTTTCTAAGATAGTCAATTTAGCATTTGAATCCCAATCAATAATCGCACACCAATCACCAGCACGCTCTCCCTTGCTGAACCGTAATGTATCAAGTAGCCAGTTCATTGATTCCTGACGGTGAATTTTACGAATGCAATCTTTTAAAGAAATAAACTGTGAAGGGAAGATGATATTGTACATTACCTCATCGATTTCACTTCCTGTAACTCGCACACCGCTAATCTTAGGATCGAATGTAATCATTTCTTTTATCTCCCTTCTATTTAGTCCATTAACGGATTCTCTTCAAACATATCATTCCAATAATAATCAAGTGCCTTTTCCCAATCATCATCGGAAATATCATATGCATCAGCTAACTCAACATCATCAAAAATAACGTATTCATGGTAAAGGTCATGAAGATAAGCACCAATTTTATAATCTTCAATTCCCTGTTCCCTTAACTGTTCTACTCTATCTCTGTAGTAAAGTGTTTCTGTATCAATCCGAATCTTCTGTTCTTTCAGTGTTAGGGCATCAACGTCTTTTTTAGTGATTTCTTTGTAGGTCATTTTAATTATCTCCCTTCTAATTAACGAAACAACATATCCAGATCAACTTCTGTATCACTATGACCGATTGTGATTTTCCAGTCATTTGCTTTTGCCCATTTACGGCATTCCATTGTGGTTCCCTGAAATGCAATTACCGTATCGTATTCCAAGTTCTCATATACAACAGCGTTTGGTGCGTTGTCTATCCTTATTCCAAAGCGTGGTTCGTATCCGCTTTGGATTGAAAAATCATATAGTCCATCTGTACTATCAGCTGTATAAACTTCATTAAGCCAATTGTTAAAATTAGGTTCAAACCCCTCAGCTTTGCACTCTTCAATACAAGTCTTTTCATTTTTCTTGTACCATGCTTCAACAATCCATACAGGGAAAAGCATTTCTGTAAGATTGCTATTATCACATTCTGTTTTACTAAATAATCCTGTTGAATCACAGTAGATACATACGGGAATAGGTTTAATGTTTTTCATAATTATCTTCCTTTCTTTAATTAAAATTCATACTGATAAACATCAAAATCTTCTGTTCTCCATTTGTCAAATGACAAATTTATACCACATTGCAAGCGACATTTTTCAATTAACTTTTTATCTTTATATGTTATCTCTAACGTACACAACTCAAGATCCATTTCGTTTATATCGGGATTATAAAGCCACATATCAATTCTCATGGCATTATTAAATCCAATGTCGTAACCAAACAGAGTATTTAAATGAGCATAACAATCAATGTCATATATACTATCTGTTGATTCCATCAGATTTTTAATATAAAATTCCATTGCCGGAGTTCCCTCACTGCTTGCAGTAAAGATGTTGTTCTTCAGCAGATAACTAATAGCTTCTTCTTTTGTCATAGCGTTCGTCTCCTTTATTAATTAATTATGAATTACCATCGTATCAACAAACGTACCACCATATGCACCGCCATTCAACAACATGTCACCAAGCGTTTCCATATCAATAGGTTCGATTGTGTAATTGGAAGGATCATCAACTTCTTCTTTAATTTCTTCGATGCCGCCTAACTCGGGATAATGGTTAACTTCCATTGCACGCTTTAAAGCGTACTTTTCAGGGTTCTCTTCCCTTGCAGTGTTTACAATAAACTGTGTACAGTCAGTTTCAAAAGTCACCACATACAAATCCATTTTGTTCATCATAATTAATCTCCTTATTTAATTAATGTATGCTTCACAAATATCAACAATATGTTTACAGAACTGTTCAGGAATCCTTGCCCTTTCCTTTGCACCTTTAAGCCCTTGTGTTCCTGTTCTTGAACCTCTTGGTGCTCTCATATGACAAGGATCTCCGTTCTTACACGGTGGTTTAAACTGCGGGTCAGGATGATTAGTCCAGATGTCGGTGGGTTTCATTCGACTATCTCCATATTGACAATAAGTAATTGTATATCGAGGGATGTCCTGCATCCATTTCATTTTCCTCATTGCCCCTCTAGGATTCTCAATAAAGAAAAATGTAGGATTCAATTCCCTTATCAAATCAAGCACATGCTGATCAGTGGCATCGCAGAATTTTGCATAATCTGAAATCGGTTCAAGGTTTCCGTTTTCAGGATTGCGCTTTCTGTGTTTACTGATAGCAGCCACACTGAATGTTGTACAATCAGGTGACGCCCAAATCACATCTGGATGACCAAACTTTTCAAGGATTTCTGTTGCAGTTAGTTTACTGATATCTGCATATAAACTGATGTTTTCAAAATCTTTATCCCATTCTACGGAGAACACTTCATGTCCTCTTGCCTTGAATTCTTTTCCGATTGACTGTGTACCAGCGAACAATTCTAATACTTTCATTTAATAATCCTCCTCGTAATTCCCCCAGTAGCTTTCACCAGATTCTAGTGCGCAATCAATTGCGTACTTGCCAGCGAACTGGATTCTATCTTCTTCTGCTTTATGAGCAACTTCATTTCCGCATTCAATGGCGTCAAGTGTGGCAATTCTCAGCAATCTCTTATAATCATCGTCACTGATTTTAATTTTGATTTCTCTCATATGTACTCCTTTTCTCTTAGCACAGACACTCGCCATCTATTCCTAAAGCAGGAATTGAAATATCAAAGATTTCTGTTCCTGCGTTATATCCTCGCCAAAAATCTGTCAGATATGTAGGTTCCGTTTCGCTCATATAATCAAACAAACTATCGCATACCGTCTCGATCCAAGCAGTATCTTCTTCATGTGCTTCATCTGCATTAGCACACATTTGCTCAATATCATATCCTCTTGTCTGAATTTCATCCCAATCTTCTTCAGGGATAATGTAGTATTTCTCTTCAAGGTATTCATTAACCAGTGATGCTTCAATCGCATCCGCAAGGTCAGGATCACCAATGCGGTCAACGTGTTTCCAGATACTCATAAGTCTTTCTGTCATGTTCAAATCCTTTCTTTTTCGTATACTGTACTGTTATTAATAAAATCTGTTATTTCTGCACTTCCGTAGTATTTATTTAAGTTCTCTATAATATATTCAGGATCAACCTGAGTTAACATAGAAAACCAATCACCCCGAAACCAACGATTTAGAGAATGTATTTCTTGTGCTGCATTCAACTTCCATCCATAATGGTTTGTTTTTTTAATTCGCTCTAACGCTTTTTTATACTCATCGGTAGCCTGTTTAACAATTCCGTTGGCTAAATCCTCCCAAGGCTGACGTTCATCATATTCAAGTTGTTGTTCCAAATTTAATTTTTTTGTTGTGGAACATAAACGTCCGTTATTGGGCAGTCGTGTCTTGATATTAATTATCTCCATATTCTTCTTCCTTTCTCTTAATCAGTACCAAATATTTTTTGGGCGTTTTATTATATAAGCGGATCGTGTGACCACTTGACCAACAGTTTAAATAACGTTCCTGAATGATTACAGTCTTGAATCCGTCACACATCAGAACCATATTTCCGTAACCAAGCGTTCCTTCCTGAAGTGTGACGATATTAGGTTCCTTGTGAACAGCTTCGCATTCTCTCCTGTAGCGTTCGATGAAGTTGGCAACTGCTGTGCAATCATACATTCTCATGTTGTATACTCCTTTCCGTTAATATGATTTCCTTTTAATCCTCTTAATCTGTTTACTTCAGCTTGCAGATTATCGGGAATATTAATTACTGTAATCAGCGTCTCATCCTTAAACAGATAAGCGCCGTTTCCGTAAAGCAGGATTTTGTTTGGCTTACGTTGTGATAAATACAAGCCATCGACCCATTTCTTTAAATTAATGCTTTCTGTTGTTTCAGAGTGTGTAACGCCATGCCTCCATACACGGCGAATAATTTTTGCTTGCGCTTTCTTTTGTACACCACATCTTTGCATCATTCTCATTGAAGCATGTTTTGTAAGAATAGCCATTATTTAATTATCACTTCCTTTCTCAATCGAACCAATCGGGATATGTTTCACTAACTTTTTCTGCTGTGAATTCATCAACGGTATCATAATAATCATCGTCACTGTGAAGAGACATCTCTTCAAATTCTGTTGCCCAATTATAAATATTATCGTAGATTTCTCTGGAATCTATGTCTGCATGTTCAGGCATATAAAACCGAACCGCCAGCGTCATATCAAAGATTACTTCACCCAGACTATACATTTCTTCTTTGCCAAAATTCATTATTTCGCTCCTTTCTGTGTTTCGTCTTTAACGATAATTACGCCTACACCAAATTCAGTATATGTATCTAACAGATCATCAATAAGTTTCCTTTTTGCTTCGGTTTTCATATATTTGTTTTGCATAATATCATGGCAGACGCTTTCTGTTGCTTCGATGGCTTTATTAACTTTTTCGTTATCTTCTGCTTCATGGAACCTAATAAAACAATCATATGCACCATCCGTTGCCCAGATATTCATGTATCTTCCACATGAAGTCGATACCATTTCATCTTCCTTTTTCTTGTTCCATGTTTTATTAATCTGATCGATAATACTAACCTGTTTTGCTTCGTAGTCTTTTACCTCTGTTGCAATTTCCAGCCAGCTGCCACGAACAGAATAATCCTCGTCATGAAAATATACGGAATAATCATTATGTCCATGACGGAAAACATCTGCACGATTTCCGTTTTCAAAAATATAAGTAATTTCTTTTTCTGGCATATTAAATCCCTCCTCAATACTTTTCATTCCAAGAAAATCTTTATCTGTAATTACATCAATATCAAAGAAGTCTTTAAATGCTTCCATGATGTCGAATTGATCAGTTCCCTCAGGCCAGAACATAAACGGTTCTGTTGTTTGACCATAGTCATCTGTGTTTACCTTTTTAAATTCTTCCCACCAAATCTTAGCTACTTTTCGTTTCAGCTCTGGTGTCCAGTATTCTGTAATGTCGTCAATCAAACACCAAGGATCGAAATCATAATACAGAATCATTTCCCAATCCTCTGATGGAATACAGCAATCATTTTCTCTTACATGATTGCTCACATAGAAGTTACTTACATCTACACGTTCATGTGTATTTTTGATTGCTTCAATTTTTGTAAGCGTTTCTGTAAAGTCACTCATTTTATTTACCTCTTTTATATATTCATCAAATCAACCGCAATGCTAATCCCAAACCAGTGTTCAATGTCCTGCCACAATTCCTCAACGGTCACTCCCTTATGCCAACATCTGAAATCTGCGTCAATAAGCAGATTCCATTTGTCTTCTACTGTGGGCACATCTGCAAGTTCTTTCCAAATCTGTTTAGCCATATTTAATTTCTTTTCCTTTGGAAGTTCAGGAACGTAGCATTCAATCAACCAACCTACATCATAGCCACGGGCAGCAATCTCCTGCCAGTCATCAGTGGTTACATTGATAAAATCTTTCTCTTCAATGTAGTCTTTGATGGCGTCATATTCCTGAGTGCAGAACGTTTCATCGTCTGCAATTTCCATCAGAGGTTTCAGGATTCTTTCCAGTTCGCTCATTTCTTTTACCTCACTTTCTTTTATTTATTCCAATCGCTTGTCTGGCAGTTCATTTCATCATCCCAATATACTACTTCGGGATATTCATAATATCTTTCGGCATATTCTTCTTCCTTTTCCATGTCAGCTTCTTTAATGCTGACTAAACGGTTTGCGTATTCAACACCATCATCAGTATCTGTGAAAATGAATTTCTTATTATCTTTTTCAGGAAGATCGCCAAACACGCCAGCATCGTACTGGCTTATAGCGAGTTCTTCATCAGGCGCTTCGATGAAGATTACTTTACGGCGTGTTTCTTCGATAACTGCTTTGTACATTTTCTTTTCCATGGTCGTATCTCCTTTCTTTTAAAACTCAACATGCTCTCCAATTGAATGCCAATAAGTTACCATGATTGTATATCCCTCAGATTCAGGGAATTTCTTTTTAATGATTTCATACAATTCTTTTGCTTTTTCCTTAGTCCATGCCGACTCAGGATCGGTGGCAAAGAAATGTCTTCCATTGTGTGCTACGTTAATTCTGTATCCATTACCCATTGTGCATCTCCCTTCAATAATCATTATCGATATCGACAAGCGCTCTCATTGTTTCTGTTACCGTAACATAACCTCTATCATATAATTTTATGACTTTGTTAATTCTTGTCTCCATTTCTGTGAGACTTTCTTTAGAAAAAAGCAATTCTTTTTTTCTTCTCAAAATGTCATTTCCATATTCAATCATGTATCTTTTGCTCATTACATACCCCTTTCTCTCAATCCCAATCGCTGTCATACAGCATGTAATAATCTTCTTCCTTTTTGAATCCAGCAATCGCCAACTGTTTCATTACCCAATCACCGATTGCATAATATTCTGAATCATTTTCACAGGACATCCAATCTCTGTATGCCTTGGATGCTACTGCGTAAATCTCTCCTTCCTTTGCCTTATCCAGAGCAACGATAAGGATGCCCATTTTGTTGTTATCGGAATACATAAACGAACCTGTCATTTTTGAAATAGTAACCATTATTCTTCCTCGCTTTCTACAACTGCTTTACTCAAATCACCCATCAATCCCCAAATCCATTTGGGATTAACTGTTTCTTCTATACAATATGTATAGTGATCAATTGCCATGGAGAGGATTGTACATAAAGTGTTTGCTTCCGTTGCTGTCAAGTTTAATTCTAATTTAATCATTTGCGTTGTCCTCCTTTTCATACTGGTTACAACCCCAGACAGTCATATCTCCGTCTTCACAGATATCACAGTCGGCACATCCTCTGTTATGGTGTGCGCAGTTCTTGCACATGCATTTTTCGCAATTCATTTTGTTTCGCTCTCCTCTTTTAGTTGAACGGCAGATCGTCAGTTACAAACTCGGTACACGTATCATTTCCGTCATAGAATACATACGACTCATCCGTTTCCGTGTAGCCGTTATATTCTAACTCCTGTTTCATGTCCCACAGGTCGCCTTCAAATTCAAGGTGAATTACATGTGGCATGAAGTGGCGCATATCATCATACTCGGCTGTGATGCGTCCTGATGTTGTGAATTTTTTGTTTTCCGTATTGATGGATAAGTAATCAGTTCCGTATCTGAATCTCAGAATCATTTGTTTTCGCTCCTTTCATTTTGATTTAATTTTCACTTGTCTATTAATCATACCACAGAAACGCTTACGCAGTTGTGAACATTTTGTGAACATTTCTGTGGTTGATTTAATTATCTTCAGTGTGCATCGAACAAAACAGCTTCACCACATTTCAGTCCCCAACAACCACTTGCCTTTTTGTTGTGACCTACATAATGATAGAAGCATTCAGAGCAATTGCCACCACACAGATAGATCGGTTCCCAATCTTCAGCGGTGCAATCTCCATTGGGGAACTTAACATGTGCTACAGGGAGATGATATGGATTATACATTTCCATGTTAGGCCATGCAGACAGTACGGGATGTACATTCTTGAAGTACTGCGTGCTCTCAAGACCGCCACACGCCTCAATGAATTTTGCAATTCCCTTGTAGTTTTTTGTGAAGAACAGGATGTGACAAGCGAGATTTTCTTTTGCCATTTTTTCGATGTAGAAAAAATCTTCGTTTGTCAGGTCACCACCGACATTCAAGCGCAACTCTGTTACGAACTGTGCTCGAATCTGTAAGGACATTTCTGTCCAATAGCGTTCGGGATCTTCTTTGTGAATTGCAGAATTGATTGCCCTTGTCTCCTGTACATCAGGAAGCCAGCAGACGTTCTGTATATCGTAGCATCCACCATACAGACAACCACCCTCTCCGTTGTCACCAACACAATTGTGACAATCAACTCCGGGAATCAGGGAACAGGTACGGCAATTGATACCTGTCTTGCTGTTTCCGTTCATCAGACGGACATGATACTTTTCAACTCCGTCTGCAATGATCGCATCTCTCTTGATGCGCATCTGTGCCATACGGTTGTTGATTGCCTTGCGTGAAAAAACTACAAACCTCTTTGCCATAATTTAATTACCTCTCTTTCTTTCCGTTGTATTGTGATTAAGACCAACCATAAAGTTCTTTCACTTTTACACCGATACTATCCGTGTATCGGGTAATGTCTCTACGTGTTACTTTTCCGCGACATATCTTGTCGCGGAAGTTCTGTTTCTGTTTGTCGGAAATACCCTCTTTCCAACTCCGATACAGAAGTAGGTTTGTTCCGTCATGATGAGACTGACGAGCACGAAGATCGTTTCGCTCATCTACATACCACTCCGCATATTCACAATCTTCTTCAAATTTGAGACAATCAGAAGCAGACTGTGAGTAAATTTCTTTGTATCCCTTAACACGCCTATTCCACAGTGCGATGTCAGCAATGATAATAATGTTTTCGTTAAGGCGGTCAATGCAACTGAAGTTTGAACGTTCATCATCCAAATATTCATCATTCATGATGCTTACCAGATGATACTGTTCAGTTGTATCCGTTACATCAGGATATTCTTCTTCAAGGAATTCCCGATAGTCAGACAGGTCAAAATAATAATTCTGCCAGATGATGTGTTCTTTTGCTTTTGCCTTTGTCATTTAATTTCCCTCTCTTTCTCTTATAACCAGACCTGAAGTACTTTGCCCATGTCACGGTCATACATATCAAAACTATCAACTTCTTTATATCGATGTTCTTCAAGTTTGTGGTACTCGTTTACGTCCCACATGTCAAACTCTTCATTTGTTCCATTTTCGAATTCGATAATAACAATGTCCACAGGGCTTGCGCTTTTATCGATTAATTTATCAATGGTCATTACGCCACTTCCTTTCCGTTTTCCTTGAGAAGGTCAATGACTTCTCCAATCGTCAGTATCCGGTTTACTTTCATTTTCTGTGCGAGAATCCATGCACCACCTTGTGATTCAGGGCGATCATATGAAGACCAATCTTCGATTTCGACTTCACACCACACCCTTGTTTCTCCGTTGGCAAGAGTCAGCTTCAGGTGCGGAGCGTATGGAATAAAGCAACAATGCCATCCACACCTAACTGCAAATCCTTTTGTGGGATGGCATTCGGCGTCCATCCATTTCCCTATTGGTGTATGGACGGATTTGTTAATAAACAGGGGATGGAGTTCCCCGTTTCTAAGTAATCTCAGTAATTTGTATGCTACCATTTGTTTCCCTCTCTTTCTTTTAAATCGACATCACTGCCTCATACAGATTGGAAATGATTTCCTTTCTGTCTTCTCCTCTTTCTTTTGCATACTCTGTAATCAATGTGAGTATTGCACCTTCAAACGTATGATCTTTGTTGTCAATCTGTTTGAAGATTGGTAACGATGTAGACAGCGCTTCAAACGCTGTCATCATATTGTTATCCAGATTGTAAATATTATTCATTTCTTTTTGCTCCTTTCATTTAATTACATCATGTTTATAATACTCTCGCCACAGCATGCGATTACCAGACACGCTGTGGCAAGGATCGTGTAGAGAACGAATTCCTTTGTGGTGAATTCGTTTCTGTAGTCCAGTTCTGTTGCGATGTATTTAATAATGTTTCTCATTTAATTCATGCTCCTTTCTTTATGCGGTTTTCTTTTTGCTTCTCTTAGAGGTTGTTTTTTCTGTATAGGTATAAGGAAGATTGATTGTTTTATGCAGGTAGTCTTCAATCTCAAGTGCCATCTGCATACGTTTGTGTCTCATGGGATAATTTGCTTCACCCATTGCCTGTACTGTAGTCGGCTCCAGAGTCCTAAACCATTTAATCAGTTCGCTGCTAATTTCATCTCTCTTGTCGGGGTGATTGGTAAAAATCAGGTTTATGCCATCGATTACATCAGAAGTGAATCCTGTAGTTCCTTTATTCCATCCAGCAGAGCAAATCACATTAAAGATATTGTCAAGATAATTCTGTGGATTTTTGGCGATTCGCAGAGCAGTTACAATACCTGTCAGGGTATTTGCCTTTTTGCTCAGACCACGGGAATCATCAGGTTTAACTTTAACCCCATATTTCTTACACAGTGCTTCCACCAGTACATCCGCAGGATTGCCAATAATTACGTTTGCGTTGTGGCGCTGAACTGCTGACAACCGATCCACCGCATCAGACTGTTTACTGAACAGTTTCGCTTCTTCACGTCTTCTGTCTTCTGGAGAAAGATCAGAAAGTTCTGTCATGATTTCACAAACCATGTTATCTCTTCCAAATGCTTCTGTCGCAACAGTGAAGCGATGGTATCCATTAAATACATAAAACTTTCCTTCTTCAGGATGAGGAGATACCTGTAATGCGTCACAAAGATTGTCATTCCAGTTCTTTTCCAGATTCTTTATCTTGCGAACAGATACATCCTCATGTCTCTGATAAGCGGGATCAAAAGCCAGAAGCTGAACAGGAACGAAAGCAAATGTCTTGTTTCCAATTTTCTGTGCGTTTGCCATAACAAGGTTGTAGATAGTTGCGTTGGAGAAGTTAGCAGTGATAGTGGTCATTAAGTTATACCTTCCTTTCTTTTTAAAAATATTTGTTTTAATTATATCTTGTTTACCTTATTCAGTTTTAATTAATGTCCACTATTATTAACACAATATGGACACTCGGTTAATAATAGTGGACATTGATTTGCGTTGAATCAGAACAGGTCATACCGACTGCTCAAGATTCCCATTGCCTTATCCAAGTCTGCGTTACCGCCCAGACTATTCTTAAAAGCATTTGCTTTCGCTCCCTCAGTCTTACGGCTGGGTTCAACGTGATTAGGACTATAGTAGTCAGTCAGCATGGACTCAACACGCCAGACGCTTGGCTCCATGTCAATCAGGTCAGGGGCATCATACCTCAAAAGCATTTCACTTCTCTGTCTTTCAATATTTGCAATCACTCTCTGTGTCATGGACTCATTGATAGGGAACAGAGTGTTCACAAATCCCCGAACAGCGTCCCTGTCCATGGTCAAGAGTTTTGCCTTGTTGATGTGGCTTTCAAGTCCCTGTCTGTAATAATTAAGGACTTCCAGACCACGGCGAATCTCGTCTACCTTGAAAGGTGCGTTTCTGGTGTGGCGAATCTTCCAGAAACGATCTGCCTTTTTGATGGCAAGGGCAAGCGTATTCTTGCACACAACTCTGACAGGAGTGATGTATACACCGAACGGCTTTGAACCATCAAAGCTGTTGACGATAACCACATAGTAATTTAACTTCTCTTCTGCCACAATCTGGTTATCGTCCCAGACCATGCTGACATACGTGATGCGTCCCTGATCAAAAATACCTGCATTCTCATAACGGAAGCCCATCTGACGCAGCTGTTCACACAGCGCCAGCATGTCCGTGTTTTCGATGGGCGTCATGTTCGCAGAACCGTCACCCAACAGGAAAGTCTTGAACACTTCCCTTCCGTCAGGATTGATTGATTTGTCAACTCTCAGGAAAAATGCCTTGTTCGGCATTTCAAGGTAGTCCATGACTCCATTGCCAAGGTCGGCTTCGATGTAACCATGGACTTTGGCAATCTTGAAACCGACACCAGATAACTCAGCCATTTCCTTTGTGGTCAAGCAGTGCGAAACGTCCTTACCAATACCCTCCCACGGAAGTGTGCGATTATCCCAGCGGTTAGCAGACCAAGAACGGTCAGGGAACAGACCGCCCTTTGCCTCGTGGAGAGTGATAATTCTGGTTCCCTTTGCCTCGTGAATTTCGGGAACACGGAAGTCACCGTCAATAACATTTGCGGAAATCTCAGTTGCGTTGATGGTTGCAGGATTGTACATTGCCATAATAACTTCCTTTCTGGGCTATGCCCGATAGATAAAATAATTATAATTTGTTTCTGTGGAAGTCCTATCCACATTAACGCACACAATCCATTCTACTTTCTCTTGTGGGTTGTATGCGTGGGATGTGATTAGGACTCAATTAATTCCTTGATAATATGTTTGTCGGTTTCTACATCGTAGTCCACTTCCAGACCTAAAGCATTGCAGATTTTCTCAAACATTTTAATCTGACACAATCTGCCATAGCGCGACATGACAATGTGTTTCCTTTTCGTAGGATCTTTTTCCTTTATGGAATAATCCATAAGGCGATCATATGATTTCTGTGTATCGTTGTACAGGTCTGTCAGGATTTCCAGTTGTTTCTGTGTGATATTGGTCATTTCTCTTTCGCCTCCTCATTCCATTCATTGATAGCGTCTTCTATTGCATAGGGGCAATCGCCCCATGGTGTATATAAATGATACCAGCTTGTATGGTGTCGGCATTCTGGATTAGTACACTGTACTGTGACACAATCCATAATGTCGTTTACTTTTGCTTCAGACCCACATTTTGGACAATGTTTAATTTTCATTTCTCTGTCTCCTCTCTGATAAGGCCGTCATAATACTCAGCCATGAACCAGTCCTCATTGTTCACGGCGATTCTGTACAGCCAGCGGTATTCGTTGATGGTTGCGGTTTTGATTTCCATGTTGGACATAATTAGTCTCCTTTCCTTTATTTAAATTTGCAGATCATTCCGTGCCTATCAGACATAAGTACATAATCGCCGCTTGCATATTCCCAGCCGGTATACATGGTTCGGATAATGTCTCCCATATATCCCTTGAGTTCTTTTCCCTCGGCAATCACCGCACCGTCTTTGCGGACACATCGGAAAGTGTTTCCGTAAGGGATAATCTCGGACAGGGAATCTTCACCGAATTTATTAATGACTTCTCTGATTGCCTTAAACATTGGTACTCCTTTCTTTTAGGCATGAGCAACCTTATTTTTCCATGCATTTAATATTCTCTTCTTTTCATTCTCAGCCCATTCATTCAGGGCGAGAACATCTTGAGCATACACTTCACCGCACTCGGAGACGGGAAGGTTTTCAAACTTTTCGGCATACTGGACATAGAGAAGTCGTTTCGCTTCTTCATAGTCCTTGTTTGCCGTGATAATTCTTTCTTCTGTGGTCATTTCTTTTTAGTCTCCTTTGTGTGAATCTCCGCAACTGGGGCATTTCCCTGTTTGGCTTTGCTCCAGTCACGGAGGACAATATGGACTTCGTGTTTCTGTTCTGCCATGGCTTCCCCCTTAATGAAACTCTAAATGATCGAATTTCTCATTATTACCACCAGACAGAAAACCTTCGGCAGTGAAATAGTTGTAGCCGTAATAGACGTTTGCACGGCTCAGGGCGTGCTGCATGACCACGAAAACGGGATCGCTTTCCGTTTTGACGTGGTTATTGCGCAGATAGTCGTTTACACTGTCAACAATTATCTGAGTTTGTTTCGCTCTTTTCATTTGCTTTGCTCCTTTCTTTTTAGCACTCAATCCCTTCCAGACCGAAATAGTAACCCGAATTGCGGGACTTATCACACACAATCAGAGTTACGTTTCCCTTTTGGGGATCGTTAAAAACATATCCCTTTTTGTGCATTTCCGTGATTGCAGACCTGATTTCCTTTTCGGAAAACAGGTCAGTCACTTTGAGGATTGCGGCAATCAGGTCGGTGATATTCTTCCACCCCTTGCCATTATTATTATGCAGAGCCATACTGCACCCCCTTTCTTTTTTCGTTTTCTCTTTTTTAGGAAATGATTTCCCTTTTCCCTTGTATAACAGAATCGTTTCTGTTATCGTTGGAATAAGGAAAGTGCCTTTTATTTCGCTTGACCAGAATAAAAAATTTTCCGTTATCGTTGGAATAAGGGTTTTTGAAAAAGCCCATGTTTCCCTTGAGCCGATAACGGAAAATTTTCTGTTGTCATTTTTTCGCCCTAACCCATGTGGCGCCTGGTCTTAAAGCGTCCGGAAGAATTTGCGGATCTTTGCCCGCTGTTCTGCCGTTGCGGTCGCCATCTTCATGGACATATTAGCCATTTCAATAGCGGTGAATTCGCAGGACGGGACATAGTCGTCTTCTTCAATTTCGATGATTTCATCATCCTCATCGTAATCATCCTCATAGCTGTCGGAATCGGTGTACTCATCGTCTTCTGTAAAGATGTTAAAGGCTGGGATTTCTTCACGCTCCTCAACCTCTACCCAATCGCTCATTGCTGCTGTAGACTTCTGCTCTGTTTCATCCCAGATAGGAGCCAGCCATGCCTCCATGGACATTGTGCAGGACAGCGTGCTTCCGTCTTTGCAGTTGCATGTTAGCGTCAGATTGTTATCGTCTGTATCGTGGACGAATGATACAGGCATAGCGCCCTCAGTATGGATTCTGTGGGACGCATGAACTGCTCCAAATCCGTTTCTATCCAGTGCCTGACGGCGCTCATTAGCGCCCCACTTCTTGTACTGGTGTTTCCAGTACGCTTTCCGGCTGCCGTGGAAACGGTCGGCCTTAGACTTCTTGTTGTTTCTGTTGGACTTCTTGCGTCCACGCTTTGCACGGGACGGCTTGGTGAATCCATCCTGATTTTCAGGGAGATCAGACAGGTCGAGTTCTACGGTCTGATTGCCCATGTATGCGTCAAGACAGGACTCAATGCAGTCTTCCGTCAGGACTTTGCGGACATGGATAGGGTTCGCAAAGTATGCTTCCACTACGTCACGGATAAAATCGTCTTCACTGTCAGTGCTAATGAGTGCCAAAACGGGATTAGACATAACCATTTCCTTTCTCCCCTTTAGGGAATAATTGAATTATTTATAAACACAAATAGGCGCATTTCACCTGAACTGGAGAATTGCGCCTATGTCTATTTATAAATATATAGTGCCCGTATACCCGATAGCACAGGTTTATAGTGATGAATTTACAGGATCAAATCTATAAAGGATTCAATACCGCATCCAAATATAATGACGGCAATCATAATGGTAATTGCCAGTAACATAACTCCCCACTGGAAAAGCGTCCAGTATTTGGGGGAAACATCCCAGAACCATTCGTTATGATTCATGCCCTCTCCCCCTTTCTGCGTGCGTTACAGAGGATTTTAGTAATCTCATCTTCGCTGTTACATGCTTCGATGTATTTGCAGATATTCCTGTCAGCTGTTTTATGATATTCCAGTTGGAGAGCTGCCTGCGTCCCACAATGCAGGATAAAGCGCAGGTTCTCGTCAATCTCGTCAATCTGCGCACTATCGCCATTGAAATAGGCAAGTAATTCTGCCTCACCTCTTGTCTGCATAATCCCCTGACATTTGCGATAGGGGAATTTATAAGTTGGAATTGTCACTCTAAACATAATTGACCTCCCCCCTTAAAATTTACGGGAAACCACATATTCACGGTTCCCAATGCTGGGTGTTTCGGGAAAACGGACACTGTAAATGCGCCCCTCTCTCATAATTGGGGCGTTTTCATACAGGTTGTAATAACCTACTGTTTCGATATCACGGCAGACCTTACGGATATCAGACGGGCTGCCAGTTACGATAATGTCTGAATCGGGGAAATCAGCGTGACATTTTTTAGAGACTTTGAAAGTCCCTGCAAACCCTGTAAATCTTTTCATAATGACTCCTTTCATGTGTTATACGTGTGCCCCTATCACGGCATAAAGCGGACGTTGACGCCTCACCTTATAACGGAACCTGGGCTTTGGGCTTGTGGCATAAAAAAAGCCTGACGCTTTATAGTGGCGTCAGGCTGTGGGGCTGTGGGTTAACGGATTGTATTTAGAGCGCTCATATAGTCGTTATATTCGTGCTCATTGTAAAACCGCATGATACCTGTAGGTGTGCTGATAGTTTTGTGGAAAGTCGGCTCTTTACCGACCATTTTAGCCTTACATTTACCGACATGGGACGTGTAGGGCTTGCCCGCCTCTTCACCGCCTTTACCGTTAAATGCGCCTTTATGAGACGCAATCACGGACTTGCCCATAGGCGCATCCATGCGCACACCGTCTGTCAGGATAAATTGAGCGCCCATAAGGGAACGTTCACCGCCACTGTAGATGTAGCGTTTTTGCACTTCACGGCGTCCTGCTGCGCTCTGTGCGGTCTGACGTGTGTGGTTCAAATGCGGACGTTCGACCCCTGTACAGAGATCAAACAGACCGCAGTGATTCTGTGCGCAATATTCCTGCACTTTGCGCACAATAAAGTTGTTCAGTGTGATTTCCAGTCCATTATGATTTAAAACGGACTCGTCCCGCCATGCGCCGTCACGTCCGACTTTATACCACGCCTTAAAATAGGTGTGATTGCCCACGGACACCGGAAACAAGTCTTCCAGTGAATACGTGACTTCTACACTTTTATCGACACGCTTATAGACTTTGCGTGTCGCCTGGAGTCCATCCGGTCGAAAAATCGGGTATCCGTCTTTGTCAAAAATTGGGCGGACTTTACCCGTAAAAATCCGGTCGGTATACTTTAATTGGAGCCGACCATAAAAGGCATTTGTGGGGATCAAATGCCCATCGACAAATTGCTGCCGTGTCATTTTTCCAAAAATCTTCATAGTATTATCCTCATTTTAAAAAAGAGCGCACTATACCCGTATGTGCATATACATGGGTAGATTTTGCGTGCGCTTTATTAGTGGCGTGTAAACAAGCCTGGAATTCAGACTTATGAATTTATTCCAGTGTGCCCATGCCGGATCAAGAATCCTGGAGCCTGGAATAAATTCATAATCCTGAATTGCTGCACTAAAAAAAGACTATACAGAACAATTGTTCTGTATAGTCTTTGTTGTGTTCGCCGGATATATCCGGCACTTAATAGTTACTGAATAACATGCACATGTTCATATTCAACATGCGGTTCGAACTTAAGAACCTTTTTCAGGCACTTAAGCAATGCCTGATTTGTCCATTCGGAAACGGATGTCCGCTTGCTATTGTCGCTGATACCTTTGTGATTATACCGCTCAAAAATCCGGCCAGCCTCATGAATAAGCTCTAATGTGATTTTTGCCGTGATACCTTTGCAATCCCATTCTTTGCAATTGGGGTCGCTTGCAATGATGGACTGGAACCACGTTGTAAGACGTTCTTTCAATTCGGAAACGGCCTTGTCGGAAACGGCCTTGTCGGAAACGGCCTGAAATGCCTCAAACATCTGAATGCCATCGGCCCCGAATGTAACATCACACTTTTTGTACTTTTCCCCATCGCAATAGTAGTAAATCCGGCATTCTTTGCAGATGGTAAAAGCAATTACATGTGCTAATGTCATTTCCTGCTTTTTGTTTGCCGGTTCGAAATAATTCGCCATCTCATTATAAACGATGGCGTTATCACCGGCGACAACATTCCCTTTGTTTGCGGATACAATGCACTTTTCGGCCATCCAACTGAACTTGTTGGAATAGGCCATATCCACGTAACGCTGAACATCCTTTGCAAAATCGGCCTGATTTGTAACACAAGCCAATTTTGCGTAGTCACGGGAGTTAGTCGGCTCATTGATGTTAAAATCAATCCGGCCGTCTTCAGCTTTTTCGAATGTGGGAGTCGTGATAGCGTAGGTTTCGAATTTTTTCATGGTGTTTTCTCCTCTCTCATGAAAATGAATTTTCGCCTGCTGAACCGGATACAAAGAAAACGGTTCAGCTTTTAAGCCATTCAAAAAACGATATTCCGCCATTCGGATTATAGATAGTCCCATTCGGGACTAAATCCGAATATTAGGCTGTTCCCATTCGGGAACCGCTTAATGAATGGCTTAATTGTGAATGTGTATAGGGCGGATATCCGGAAGCCAGATATCACACTACTACTATAGCATAAACTATGATTTACAGTATATATAGGCATGTGAAAAATGGCGGGGTGGTTCGAACCGATTCCAGGTTGATCTGAAGCCCTGGCAGGGACACGTGCTTTATCCACACACACTATTTTTATACTCCTCCCTCCATTTTACCTACCCTCCTTTCTTCTCATTTCTTATTTTCCCCATCTCTCCATTAAATAATTTATATGCATATTACCCTTTACCCCATTTTCTCTCCCATAAACCATACCTCAATAAATAATTTACACGCATATCTTTATCCTCATTTTATCCACATCATTTTCCCCAGTATTTTCTTACCCAATTCCCTGATACCCATTCACTTATCCACATTTCCCCCATTCCAATCATTTTCCCCATATATTTAATTATCTATTGACGCCTTGACACATACCTGTTATACTATCATTGTGGGAGTGGAGACCTTCCATATAGGAATTCCCCTTATATTTATTAGCCTTAAAATTGTAGTACAATCCGACCATCAAAAAACCCTTATTTTACGGAGGGGGGTGTACGAAAAATGAATATAGTAAGAGTATTTACTATATTCAAATTTTGTACACCCCCTACTGAAAACATTGGACTTTTTGAGTGTCCATATAAAAACACTAATTAAAATAAGGTGATTCACGCCCTTTACCTTATTTTGTACAATACAAACGAAAGGAGTAATAAAAATATGAAAGATTATAACATTACACAAGAAACTGTCCAAAAATTAATCCCTGACACTATCTACTCTTCTACTGAAATTTATAAAGTATTTGATCAGCCAAAATTAGGCGGTAACTCCAGAACAGCATTTAACAGACGTCTGTCCCAGTTTGCGTCCTTTGTCTATGATCCCAAGGACTGCCTCTATTATATAACTGAAATATATTCTCATCCTCTTCCAGATGAGCGCAGCACTAAATATGATAAGTTGATTAAAATATTGCTCCTAAATTATCTTCTTCAACAGGAAAATAATACAGCCGTTCTGGGACGTAAGAAATGGTGGGAGCAGCTTAATATGGTCAACCCTGAATACCTGTCACTTTCTCATAAGACCACTCAATTTCCAGCTTCAGTCGATCTGACACCACTTTATCCATTTGGGAAACTGCCTGAAGATGTTATTCAATATAATATACAGACATTCTTCCGTCAGTCGTACTCGCAATTAAATAATATATTCAGGCGTGCGCTAGTCCGTCTTCAACAGCAGTCTTTTATTTTATATTCTGATTGTTTTCTTATTAAAGAGTTCGGGACTACACGAATTGCGACTGATGATGAGGCCGACATTATAATGGGGGTGCGGCGAAATGAACTTGATCGACTGGGGTTGGATAATCTGGGACAATTGGTATTTAGGTCTGATCTATACGACCGCTTCTATAAAGAGTGTGCGGCACAGCTTTATCGGCTGCATCATCTGTCGGCAGACCCAGACCTTCAAATATTTGACTGCATCAAAATAGTATTTACAAAAGAGGGAATGGAGCGGCAGATTGAGCGGGATACCCGCAAGCTTGAAGAGGCCGGGGTATCATTGAACCAAATGATGGTGGCATGGGCTAATAGCTGGGCACTGGCAACGAGTAAGCCGATTAAGTCACCACTCATAAATCTGTGTGCAGATACTTATATTAAAAGTACTTGACAGTGGGCGCATTTTACGCTACCATACTATCAGCATCGTTATTTAATTATTATTTGTTTAGCAAACGAATTCTGTACTCGATGGTAAATAAGATGATAGGGGGGGGGTAAATAAAATGCTATCAGCAATAGACGCATATAAAATCGCACAAGGTGTTGATCCAGAAGAATTAAAATATATTGAAGACAAAATCAGGACTGCAGCAGAAAAGCACACGACATGTTGTCTAATCGAAGAAGAGATCAGCGAAGCCACTGAACAGATATTAATAGACATGGGTTATAATGTAGGAATTATTAGTTTGCACAGTGGTTGTATTACATATATTAATTGGGAGAAAGTATGAACGAATTGTACAGCGCAGAAAAAGCACGAGAATATTCAATGATATATCGTTATAAGGACGAGATCGAAACCGTTAATAATAAAATTGGAGAAGCTGTTGTTAAAGGTGAAACATCGTGTGAATATTATGATGAACTTTCTCCTTTTGTAAAAAGTACATTTGAAGACCTTGGTTATACAATAACCACACATTCGTCATCTTGGACAGACAGTGGTTATGTAACATATATTATATGGTAGGAGGGGTAAAAATAAATGATAACAGCAGAACAGGCACGTCAGCGTGCAAAAGCAGCTATATCTAAATATGAACAGTCCCAATTTAATGAAATAATGGAAAACATCGATAAAGATTCGGCTCAGGGATATTATAAATATTATGGGGATGGGGTGTTGCGACCAGCAGTTCGAAAAAAATTGGAAGAACTGGGCTATGATATTGTTACAGGTAATCAATATAATATGCCAGAATATTGTATTAGTTGGGAATAAGGGGGCATAAATTAAATGATAACAGATAAGAAATATTTTCCGGGTACTTATCCTTATATACCTGATACTTATACGCATTGTCATTTTATTGGAGTTCATTTTAGGAAATGGTATCTGCCATTTACTTTTTCATCTTGTGTATTTGAATATTGTACATTCGATGAATCGTTTCCTATATTTTTTATGAACTGTATTTTTATAAATTGCACATTTAAGAATACATTTAACGCCCATGTAATAGACTGTGACTTTCTTGGTAATCAACCTTATATTCCCTATGTCTGTCCAGTTGAGGGTGCATTTATCGGTTGGAAAGTAGATTGTAATGGGCAGTTAATTAAGCTGCTGATCCCAGCTGATGCAAGGCGAGTTTCGCCTTATGGAGAGCGCAAATGCCGATGTGATAAGGCATTTGTATTGGAGATTCAAAATATGGATGGGACACCAGCAGAGAATGAGGTTACTTGTTCTCGGTGGTCGCCTGATTTTTATTATAAAATTAACGAATGGGTGTATCCTGATCAATTTGATGATGACAGGAGCTACGCATGTTCACATGGTATTCATTTCTTTATGGAGCGGCAAGAAGCAGTGAATTATTACAAGGAGAATCTATGATAGCTATAATTATATTCGTATTCTTTTTTATAGCACCCGCAGTTCTTACCCTTTGTACGGGTAATGGGTTTGCACTTTTAATGATGATTATAATTTGGGTCATTGATCTAGTGCTATTATGGTTTTATACAAGTTGGTGGAATATAGTCTGCTCCACCACTCCGAAAATCACCTACCGCCAGTTCATTGCTTTATATCATGTAATGCCAGAAGATTTTATACTTAATGATTATGACATAAGATATAGTGATAGCGCTGTAGACTTCAAGACGTTTATTGATGTAATGCGGTATCGACATTTTCATAAAAATATTGAGAAACGTCAGATTCAGCAGGAGCAGCTTGAACGTCAGACAGAGCTAATAGCCAATCTTCAGCGAGGACTAGCACGAGAGCAAGCAGACATTGATTACTTTATGAAGGAGCATCTAAATTAAATGAAACGAATACATATTGAATTTATGACGGCAACTATTATTTTGGCATGGGTGATATCAAATATAGTATTTATAAACCCAAAAGACGTTAGAGACTTTTTTGCTATTTTCTTTCCAATATTATTTGGCATAGTAATACAATATATGGTACTAATCGTTGAAGCGGCTGCAGAGGGGTGATGAAATGAAATTAACTAAAGAGCAAGCACTCTCCTATCACCGTCAGATGTGGGGCGACATGCAACGGGATTTGGGTGACTGTCCATCGCCGTCTGATAGGGTGCAATATAAAGCGAACTGGTGCATCGATCATGGATTTAATAATTTATGTAATTATTGTTTTCTATGTGAATATGCATCTGAGATATGTGAACACTGTCCTATTGTATGGCCTGACGAGGATTGCGGAGGTTCGAATAATTATAGACATTGGGCAACGATGTCGATCTCAAGGCTGTTGGCGCTACCTGAAAGGAGTTATAATTAAATTATGATTATTAAAAACAAAACGATATTTCCTTCTTATTCACACGCATTCAAGAATACTTCAATTGATACGTTATATGATAAATGCCATTTTATAGGTTTCAATTTTGGCTCATTTACAACAGATATATGCGCTCTTCTTGATAGAAATTGTTCCATTATTTTTAGATATTGTATTTTTGAGTATTGCGTTTTTAATCAAAATAATACATCTTTAATTTTTAGAAATTGCATTTTTCGTAATTGTACTTATATAGGAATTTTTGATGCATATGTAAACAACTGTCATTTTATTGGATCAGAACCTTATGTACCTACTGTATGCCCAACAAAAGGTGCTTTTATAGGATGGAAAATGGGATTGTATCCTCAGTTACACATTGATGGCACCATTGATGGCACATATGAAATGCGACCTTGTATTATTAAGTTATTGATACCGACAGAAGCAAGACGTAGTAGCGGTTTTTCTCGTAAATGTAGATGTAGTAAAGCACAAGTTCTGGATATTCGTACATTAGATGGTAATTATGTAGGTAAAGCATTTTCGAGTTATGATTATGGATTTACTTACGAACCACGAAAAATTGTGACGGTTCCAGACTTTGATGAAAATCGCTGGCATGAATGTGCGCCCGGCATTCACTTTTTTATGGAACAGCAAGAGGCTATTAATTATTGGATGTAAATGAGGTTAACATGAAAATAAACATATTACTTATTATAGAAATTATGTTATTATTAGCTGTTTTTTGCAAAATTGAACTGTGGTGGTTATGGTTGTTAATAATAGGCGCAATTATTTTAACAGTTAAGTTGCGCAATTCTATACATGATTGGGAACGTTATATAAAAAATTGGGATAATCCTGAATTGACATTTAAAGAATTTTATTCTTTATATAGTATAATGCCAGAAAATTTTGGGTTAAATGAATTTAGTGTTAATTACAAATATAAGGGCGTTTCATTTAAAACATATTTTGATTATTGTAAATATAGAAAATTTATTAAACGCTACAAAAAGCAGAAAGAAAAAATGAAACGGACGGAAATTCAGGCAAATTTAATCAAAGAATTACAGCGAGATTTAGCGGCGAAACAAGAAGAAAATGATCAGTGGATGAAGGAGAATTTACACATTGAATAAACAACCTTTTACAGAATTGGACACAGGCTGGCTTGCACCGAACGGTGATTTTTACCCATGTGATTACATGGAACACCTAGCGACCGCTGACGAATTAATTGGAGAATGGACGCCACATCCTGAAGAGACGCTGCTTGATATGGGCTGGTGTGAAATTCATTGTGTGACATTTAAAGAACACGGATTCTTATTTAATTTTAAGCGTCACCTGACCAATGAACAGATACATGTGATCCGACCTGTGGTCGAGGACAATTGGGATAGAATAATTAAGACAAACAGATGGGAGTTACAAGATGAGTTTGAAAGATAATGTATTAAATGCACGAGATATGCATGCAGTAACTAAAGTAATGAAAACACAGCTTATAGATACTAGTATTTATAATAATATTAGGAAACGAGCACTTGATGAGTATTCTTATTATGTAACGAGTCATATTTCACCTGAAACAATTGCTGCATTAAGAATACTGGGCTATACGGTAACTGAGAGCCAAAGTGATGTTAGATGGGTGGTGATCGAATGGTGAGATTAGAGTCAGCTAACAGAATGCACGAATTGGCCTCTTCATATATTGAGCCGCATGAATTTGAAGATTACGTGCTTGAGGGTATCTATAAACAGGCAAAGCAAGGTAATTTTGTATATGGCTTTCAGGGTGAACTAAGCGAACCGACTATAGAGCAATTAAGAAGAATGGGCTATATAGTTGATGTGCGAAAGATATGCGATAAGACCTTTACGAAGATTGGGTGGTGAGGTATCGATATGAGTGTTACAGCAGAAAATTTAAGAAGGGTAGCTGATATAGTTAATGAATATGAAGAAGGTGATAATATTTTAAAAGAAATTAAAGAGCGCGCATTAAACGGGTATTACAACTATGCTTGCTATGACATTCTTACAAAGGATGAAAATAAATTGTTAAAATTGTTAGGATTTAAGGTAACAACCGGACAGAACGCTGAAAATCATTGGTTTGTAGTTGAATGGTGAGGTGAAGATATGAGTTTTAAAACAGCTGCCATGATGCGAGAAATAGCAGAAAAATTTATTGATTCTCATATTGGAGAAATGGTAGAACGGATGGAAGAATGCGCAAAACAAGGGGAATTTGAATATTCTTTTGAAGGATCATTGACCGCTCTTCAGATAAAGAAGCTTAAAGAATTGGGCTATGATGTGCAGACAGGAAATCAGTACAATCAGCCGTGGGTTATTATAAGGTGGTAATGAGGATATATAATATGAAAGAACTTAATCAATATCAGTGTGAAATCTGTGGCATTGTATATAGAGATCGGTCTGCCGCAGAAAAATGTGAGGCTGCACACATCTTACCAAAAGCAAGGAAACCAATTACAGGATATAAGTTTTATAAAGAACAAAAGTATCCTGAATATATTATGATTGAATTTGAAGATGGGTCAATTGGGAAATATAAAAGGGCTTGAAATGAGCATAAAAATATGCTATATTATGAGAGGTGATAATTAAATGTCCGATAAATATGTTAAACTCGATGATGTTATTAAAATGTTTTGTTCGATTGAATGTGGCTACGCTCCTTCTCCTTGTGTAATTGATGAAGAATGTGCAGATATCAAGCGATTCCGCTCATTACCAACTATTGATGTTGAAACAGACAAACATCATTATTGTGAGTTTTGCGCAAATCATGAAGATGGTGACACTTTATATGAAATGAATGATTGGGATGGTGGTATCGGTTTTGACTATATTAGAGATATTCACTACTGTCCTATTTGTGGTCGGCGCTTAAAAAAGGGAGAAATAAAGTTTTGAACATTGTGTATTGCAGAAATTGTAAAAATAGATGTACAGATAATTGTCCTATGTGTTTTGAAGAATATGTGGAATGGGATGATGATGGTTATTTGGAACATGACTGGATAATACATGATAATACAGTAGATGCAGGATTTTGTGATCGTGGCGTATTAGATGAAAACGAGGGAAAAATATATGCAACATGATACTAAAGCAGATGACATTCAATTTTATATTCCACCTAATATTACGGTGCCCACTGGCTTAGTGCTAATGGTAGATGGCGTCCGTGTGGATTATGAACATTATCATTATACAGAAGTATTTGATTTCTATATTGATACAACTGATAAAGAATTGGCTATGAAAATTGCTAATAAGATTGTCGCACGTATTCAAAAAGAACATAACGATTTTAAACATGGTGTGACATGGCGTACTATTTATTTAAAGATAGTTACAGAAGATGATTATATCGAGAGATACGGTATTATACGAATTATGTGGAAATATAGAGTAAAGGACAGCTATTAACATGAAAAATAAACAAGATACAATTAAATTGTTAAATGATTTAAGACAAGACCTGATGTTGGAATATCGATCTAATCCGCTGTTATATAAGAACCCACCATATCCTAAAATTGAGGCACTTGATCAGGCAATTAATGCATTGTGTGTACTAGGTCAGGTTGTTTGGGAACGTGATGTAGCTATCCAGCAGCTTGATGAATTAGGATATGGTCTGGCTGAGCGGACAAATGATAAGTATAAATGTGACTTGTGCCTGTCTGCTGAAGATTTCACATGCGGAACGATGATGCTTACAAAAGCTGAATATAATACAGTAAAGCGAGTGACTAATCCAAATAATTGGGATAATCTAGATGCAAATATGTGGAGCGGCCTTTTTAGTATTGAATGTGAGGAATTAGAGGAAAATGGCTGAATATATAAAAAAGGAAGACGTACTTGATGGAGCATACTGGCATGGTGATAGATATACTGTACAAAATCCTTATCCTAGCGGTGTAGAAGCAGTAGATGTAGAAGATATTGAGAAGATAGAAACTATTAATATCGTGAAATGTAAAGACTGTAAATACCATATTTATGATGAAGATTTATATTCTGACTGGTGTGAACACCCGTTTATGGCTGGAATAGTAAAACCTGATTTTTATTGTGCTTGTGGAAAGAAGTAAGAATTTATGAGAGTTATCGATGCTGACGAACTTATAGAGCATGTATGGAGAAATAGACTTGATAGCCGTGAACGGATAGCAAATCTTGTTAAATCAATGCCTACTATTAAAACTCTTCCCGCAATAGGTGTTATTCCATATTCAATTAAGTCTGACGGAACACTGACAATTACAATACCGAGAGGTATAAAAGTTGACAGAGTGCTTGTACAAGAAGATGAAACACATTGGGGAGGATTGTATTATGCAGAGTGATTATATTAGCAGAGAGGATGCCATTAACTTCTTCGAGAGCATGACATGGTATCAGGTAAACAGAATAGGACAGCTTGTTGACGGAGCAAACTCGGATACAGGCTTGTATAAAGCAAAAGATGTTTATAAAGGACTGCATGACATTCCCGCCGCAGCTGTGGCTCCTGTGGTCAGATGTGGAGAGTGTGAATATTGGCAGGATAATGATGGTAATTACGGTTATTGCTATGCCAAAGACGGACAAGGTTTTGGGCATGCATGGGGTAAAAATGATTTTTGCAGTTACGGCGAAAGGAAGGAGAGCGCATATGAAATTTGAAGTCCCAGTTAATTGCGGTTTATGCGCCAGTAGGAAACAGATAAATAATGATTTGTTTATCTGCGGAATGCCTATGTCTAAAGAAAAAGAAATACTTGATATTACTGCTTTTGAAGTATCTTTAGATTCAAGACCTAAGTGGTGCCCAATAAAAGAAGTGAGTGATAAAGTTGAAAATTTACCAGAGAAAGATAAAATTCTTTTTGACAAGATGTGTGATGGTTTTTATGCAATGTTTGAACTGATAAATAATCAAAAAAGAGGTAAAGAAGGATGACATTATCTGATTTTATTGAAGAACTGAATATTGCTATTCAACAAGATGGGCATGATATTTATTGTAATGCTTTTACTGCGAAAATGGTAAAGAGATGTTTAACGAAGAAAAAAGAGAGTAATATGAGTGAAAAAGAATACGTTTTGCGAATATTAGATGAAATCAGAAATAGAAATGGTATTGGGTATAACGATTACAGCGATTTATGGGATGCTATATCAGAAATTCCTGTGAAGGAGGAAACCGATGGCTGATTACATCAAAAAGAGTTTTGCCATTGAGTGCGTAGACAAAATCATCCAGAGAGATGACAGTGGCAACAATGATGTCGTTAATGCTCTTAAAGCGTGGAAGTCTTTTATAGAATATGCGCCAACTGAAAACGTAGAACCTGTGAGATATGGACAGTGGATTCTATGCGACAAACAGGATCTTAACGATGTGGTAAACGACAACTACCTTTACGAATGCTCAGAGTGTAAATCTAAAGACTTACACTCTAAAAGTGCGATAGTTCCGTATTGTTGGCATTGTGGCTCTTACATGACAGTGCAAAGATGAGGGGGTGAACAGAATGAACGACTATATCAGCAGACAAGCAGCAATTATACAGTTGTCACATAATAAGAGTCGTGGTGATGACGAGTGGATGTTGGCTGTTGAAAGTGATATGGGGGTTATCAAAGCTATTCCCGCCGCAGATGTTGTTCCAGTGGTGCATGGCAGATGGTTGCTGATTGTATCGTATAACAATACATACAAATGTTCAGAGTGCGGAAGGCTTCTTGTGGATATTGCGGACGGATTAAAGATGGTTGCCAAACATTATCCGTACTGCCACTGCGGAGCAAAGATGGACTCACAGGGAGAGGAGTGAGCAGGATTGAGTAATGATGTTTTTACCGCAATCGGATTATTTATTACATCAGCACTCTCTTTTGCATTTGTAACAGCATGTTGTGGCGGTGTAATAACTGATTTTGATAAAAATGACTGGGGCATATTTGCGTGGTTTATGGGGTCTATAATATATGGCATTACCTTTGCAGTTTTTTGCATGTAAGGAGTGAAAGCATGGATAATTTTAAAGCATGGTATAAAAATCGGTGGGACTGTATAAATAATAGTATTGATATTCCATTTCTCGATTTTTGTTTTTGTATAGGTTCATTGCCGATTTTAGTATTGATTGAAGTTATACTAATTGGCACATGTCCGATATGGGGTATCCCTTTTATGCTTATAAAATTTTTAAGAGAGGAGTGAGAAGCATGGATATTACTGTTTTTATAGCATCACACGCCCATACAATAATTGGATTTGTAGCTGGTGCGTTGATGTGGGACGCTGTGTCAGAAGTCCGTCCGAAAACTTGTGTCTGGGCACTTGCGTGCTTTGTAGTTGCAGTGTGTCTGGCGATCACATGATGGAGAGGAGTGATAAGCATGAGATATAATGACCTTCCAGAGCAGTGTAAGTCCTGCCAAAACCTCAAAACGTGGGGACTTGATATGGGTGGTAATCACCTTGTTTCATGCAAAAACGGGAGCTGGCGATTTTACATAGAGTGTGACAAGTATGAAGAGGAAACCGATGGATAAGTATAGTGAGAGGGAGGAGTGAGAAATATGACATTAAAAAAGTTGATTAAGCAATTAAAAGATATGGAAACCCTTTATCAAGATGCGGTAATAACGGTTACAAATGAAAATGGAGAAGAATATTATATTACTTCAATACAGGGGTTTTATGGAGAAGTAAGACCACATGAATGTCCCGATCCGCATGTGGTAAATATTAATATTAAAAGAATGAACAATAGATAAGGAGCAAGAGCATGAAGAAAACTATTATAACAATCATTGCATCTATCTTACTTGTTCTATCTCTCTGCGGATGGAAAGATGCTGAATATGGATGGAGCAGGAATGATGATATCATAGTTTTTGTCGATGAAGCAACCAACGTTGAATATGTGGTAGTACGTGTGTCTCATGGTGTGGGCGTCTGTCCACGATATAATGTGGATGGAACACTGATGATTCACAAAGAGAAATAAGAGGTAAAACATGGAATTTCTTAAAGCAATAATAGCTATGTGGCTATTTTCGGTTATTATGTTGATTATGTTCTGTCATTCTACTAAATTCCCGTCTCAGAATACACAAGTTCTGGCTCTTGCAATTGTGGCTGCGGGTGCATTAGCACATAGTGAAAAATAAGGAGAGAAATATATGAGTACTAAAAGCTGGGATTTAGTCATGTTTATTATAATTGTGCTTAATCTGTGGTGTTTAAATTTTAGAGAAAAAGATAATTTGGCAGGAATTCTAATGCATACAGGTGTTATTGTATTGGCAATTATTAATTTAGTATTAAATAATAGGGGGTAACATATGGCAAAAAAGAAGAAGCAGAAAATTAAGATTTATTTTTATGATGGTAAGTCTGATATTATTCCACAGAAATATTGGGATGATTATGAAGTAAATGACGGGCTTTTTGTCGTAAAGAAGAATGAAGCATGGATCGCATTTTATAATTTGAACATCATTGATTGTGTAGTGGTACATTGAGGTGTGATATGGGAACAAAATATATTATAGAGGTGGAAGACAAACCGTTTGAGCTGTTGAGTAAAGACGGTTTCACATCCGAAAAACTTTTTAGGGTAAAAGGGTTTAACAGTCTTGTGTTCGATTGGAATGGATTGAATATGCTAACGCCTTATACTGAATCCAATCTTGAGTTAATAAAGGAAAAGGCTCACACAAATGGGTACGGCGAAGGTTATCAAGATGGATACAGCGAAGGAATGAACGATTATTTACAAAACCCTGAAGTAAAGGAAGAATCGGATAGGGCATACGCACATGGCTACTCTGATGCAGAATCAAAGTTTAATGAAATTAGGAAAGAGGCATATGACAAAGGATTTGAGGACGGAAAAGAATTATGCCCTCTTCCAAAGGTTTGTCATAATAATGCTTATCAGAAGGGCTTGTCCGATGCTTGGGAGGCGGCGAGGAAGATTGTATTTGATGATATAAATTTCATTGGTACTGCGTTTGGCTCGGGAACTCGTTCAGGCATTATCAGAGATTTAACTGCCTCTGAGGTTATCGAAGTGCTGAAAGCTCATGAGCAGGAGAAGGAAGAAATCAAGGTTTGGGACGAGGTGATAAACAAAGGAAATTTTAGAGGAGTTGTTACCAGCATTGACATTGAAGATGAAGATGATGTGATGTTGACTATTTTTTGTCAGGACGGAATATGGATCAAAGCACATGCACAGTTCTGGAAAAAAACCGGACGCACATTTCTCGAACTTGCTAAAGTCCTTGAGAAAATGAGGAATGAGTCGAACGAACAAATTGACACTTAATAATATTAAATTTAGTCGAACGAACAAGGGGGATGATATATGATAATTTCAGATCAACTTGAAGCACTAATAAAAAAATACGAGTGTGTGCATATAGAACATGTAACTCCAAAAGAAGAACTGGATATCTGGGGTAAGACGCTAAACCCTCATAATTTAATTAATGAACATTCTAAGGATATTTATTATGACGATGAGATTGATCGTCTAACCATTAAGAGCGCTATGCATACCGCTATTATTAATGAGAAGGATGTGATTATTATTGAAGGATTTATTCCATCTAGAACGGTAATCCGTCCAAGTCGAGATTGGGAAGATGGCGTTACCGTTATTTTTGAACATACAAATAACGCAACAACATCACTGGACTTCTTTAATTGATCAGGGGGCAGCTATGTTTAAAATGTCTTCAAAGTTTTATCTTACTAAATTTGCAACATGTGATTCGTGTGGTAAAGCAAACGGTGCTGCTATAAAGACAGACATTATTAATGATAAGACAACCTACAAATTCTCCTTTATTTTATGTGAAAAATGTTGGAAATCTTTAATTGACAGGAGATAATTAAAATGTTAGTATATGTAATAGAAACGGGGCAATACAGTGATCGTCATGTGGTTGGCGTGACGGATAGTGAAGATAAAGCAAAAGAAATTTGCAAGGCAATTGAAGGGGGACGATTAATTTTTAAAAACAGCGCGACTTATACGCCATATGATACAGATCAATTTCAGACACAGAAGTTGCGATACACTGTAGATTTTAATGTGAAAAATGCCCCTGTCTGCGAATATGATTATGATGGATTCTATGATTATTATTATGAAAATGTAATGGAGTACCCCGGCTTCTTCATTATTTATGCTGATACTCCAGAACAGGCAATTAAAATTGCATGTGACATGCGTGCTGAAGCGGAAGCAGAAAGGAATGGCCTATGTTAACTATTGAGGATATTAAGAATGGAATTCAGGATATCACGCTGTATTCTAAACATTTTGAGGGTAATAAAGAGGCTACTCTTCTTTTCTATTTTAATGTGTGTAAGGATGACGCATGGTATGAAATTGAAGTAGGTGAATATGATCCATCTACGGATAGTTATCATGCTCTGGATGCGCACAAGTTCCGTTCAATTAAGAAAGCAATTGATTGGTGGAACAAGAATCTTGAGGGGGTTACAGAATGACGTATAAAGAGCGGTATGAGCGTGATATGGATTATGCGTATGATCAGATTCAGAAAGCAACTGCTAATGCATGGAACCTGCCTGAATATAAAATGATTCAGGCATTAAATGTGGTTATGCGTTTAGTGGGCAGTACATATGAAATTGTTGCAGAGATTGGAGATAAACTAAATGGAGAATCAGAATAAAAAGCCAAATATTTATATTCCTCAGTGGCATGTAGAATCTATTTTATATTTTCTAAAAGGACATCTTATTGAGGGGGATTTAACTGCTAAGCAAATGGTATCAGCAATAGATAATTATTTAAGGGATGTAGAAAACGCAGAGACTGAAGAAATTGCAGTAACAAAGGAGAAGACAGTATGAGTTTTATGATTGGATTCTTGTGTGGGGGATTTGTAACATTTGTTGGGGTGTTGGTTGGTCTTGTAATATATCTTGAGAGAGAGGAAGCGAATGAGGAATGATAGATTAGAAGTTTTAGTTCAGAAATATAAGGTAGAAGCAGATTGCCCTACTATTTTTTTGTCTGGTGCTATGACAGGATTGTCACAAAAAGAACAGACAGAATGGCGAGAAGTTCTAGAGAAACATTTTATGGGTCATTATCAATTCTTTGATCCAACTGTTTTTAATGCTGAGGACGAAAGTGATGAAGTTCAGCAGTTGGCTCATGAATATGATATTTGTGGAATTATTAATTGCAATTATTTTGTGGTGAATCTAAACAAAGCAAAAACATCTGTAGGTACATGCCAAGAGATTATGTTGGCATGGCTACTAGGGAAAGAAATTATTGGATTTTTTGAAGAGCAGGATTTGGTTGAACCGCTTCATCCTTGGATTGAGAACAAACTTAATAAGAAATTTGTAAGTATAAACACATTGATAATGTTCCTGACATTGGAATATTATAAGAAATGGTGGAAGGGAAGAAATGAAAGTAGAAGTATATAGGAAGAGATTGATTAATAAGATTAAGTATTTTTTTAAGAAGCTATTTAATAAACAGTACCGTATTGAATTGGGTAAAGAAGAGATGATTAAAAGATGGCGTGCAAATCCTATGACGTTTTCACAGAATAGTTCTGGTAGTACTCTTCCACCCTTTGTGGGGCTGAGACTTAATGTAGCTGCTAAGATTATGGAGATTGGAGATTGGAGAAATAGATATGGCAGATGACAAGAAACCTTTTAGAAAGTTGACATGGAGATTAGCCGCTATTGCACGTTGTAGACAATGCTCACTGAGTGCGGCAGAATCCAGAAAATGTACAGCAGAAGGGTGTGCTCTTTGGCCTTTTCGAACTGGTAAACCACCCGCTGAGGACGTAAACGCCCTTGATTTGCTTATCTTTTCTGACGATCCGACATCTGTTATTTTCAGAGCACGTAAACCCAAAGATGAAAACGATGATGGTATTTCTACTGTTAGGACTGAGTATCCTGCATATATTGAAGATGACGATGAAGAGGATGAGGTAGACGATGATTAATAAAATATGCGAAACATGTGATACCAGAAATAGGTTGTGTTTATGTAATGGTGTTGAAGGGGATTTTAAATATTGTTTTCGTAAGGTTGGGTCGGTATATGATTTACAAGAAACCATTACCCCTTTTAATAATTTAGATGAATTATTTTTAAATAAATGCGATTATATTAGGGATTTGGATAGAGAAACCCTGTATCTCTCAGACGAATATTATGGTAATAGTAAACATATGAGATTGTTATTTGGACGATTTTTGGGGGATTCAGGTAATTCATATGATAAAGGATATCCAGTTGGATTTGTTATTTGCTAAAAAATGCTTGACTTTATTACATAACCCGCTATAATAGTTTTTGACAGTTGATAATTAAATACGAGGTATTAACAACATGGAAACCGAAATGAAAAACTTGATTCAGACACTGGAAGACACTAATGCAAACCTCAAGGACATTAAGGAAGCGCTCAAGCCACCTGATATCGAATATTCGATATCTGACTTAAAAAAACGTATTAAGTACAGTAAATCTCCGATGGAGAGAAAAATGTATGAGCAGGAACTTAATCGGCTTTATAAAAAGAGGAAAGGCATGCGGTAATTAAATGATTAACGAAGAAAGACTTAAAGCGTTTATTAAAAGCAAGTGCTATGATTTGCTTAGTGTTAAACATTGTTATAAGTATGCCTGTGATTCTTTTCAGCACGCTGCTAACAATTATACGGTAGGGGTTCGTGCTTCTGATTCTATGACTAACTGGTTAGAGAATCTGAAGCGTTGGGAAAGCAGATATACTGAGGAAGAATATCTGTTGAGCCAGTTCTGTCATCAACTTGGTGATGAGTATGTAGAGATTTGGAATGAGATTGTGGGGGAATAATGTTAGAAGATACCAAAAAGACATGGAAAAATTATTTGGATGTGTTGTATTGTGTTTATATGCATGTAGCCCCCAATGATAAGAGGTATATTGGTATAACGTCATTAAAGCCTGAAGTTAGATGGGCAAATGGAGAGGGATATCATACTCAAACTGTATTTTATAGGGCAATAAAAAAATATGGTTGGGATAATTTTAAACATATTATTTTGGAAGAAAAACTTTCTTTTGAACAAGCCTGTAAACGAGAACGCTATTATATTAAAAAATATAAAACTAATTTAAACAGATGGCAACATCCTTCTTATGGATATAATCGAGATGATGGTGGTTATTCACATGTTGGTGTTCCTCTATCAGAAGATCATAAAGAAAAATTAAGAAATAATAAACATAATTTAGCTAAAAGAACTCCAATAGATTACTTTGATTTAAATGGTAAATACCTTGGTACGGCAATGACATATAATGAAGCACAAGATATAACTGGCGTTAAAAAAACTAATATATTAAAAGTAGTTAAAGGTCGGCAATTAAGAGCTAGTAAATATATATTTCGGTATCATAAAGATACACATGGAAATGATATCCCTGAATCAGAAATAAAAGGGATAAATAATATAATACGAAAAAAGTATAAGGCTAGTATTAAACAAATGATGCCATATGATGGAATTGTGTATTGTTGGGATGTACATACCAAACAATTAATTGGAGTTTATGATGATGTTAGAGAAGCCGTGCATAGACTGTATTTAGGTACAGAAACTAATGATACAGGCGCAAGACATCGTATATATCAATGTTTAAGAGGTGAAGTTCAAAGTGCTTGTGGCTTTCTGTGGACTAAAGATAAAAAACCACCAACGTTATCAAAAGATGACTATTCTGGTATGTTGCGTCCTGTTAATAAATATGATATAAACGGTAGTTATATTTGCACATTTAATTCTATAGCAGATGCTGGGCGCAATGTAGCAGAAGAAACCGGACAAAGTGCTGAAGCCGCACAAAGAAATATTAGGAAGGTATGTGATGGTATAAGGAGAAAATGCGGTGGTTTTGGATGGCAATGGGCAAATGCAAGTTAAATGAGGTATAATTAAAAATGAACAAAACGAAAATTCTAATGGTAATTGATATGCAAAACGATTTTATCACTGGCATCCTTGGTACTCCAGAAGCACAGGTGATTGTGCCAAAGGTTGTTGAGAAGATTAAGGTTAAAGATTATGACCGTTTAATTTTTACGATGGATATGCATGACGAAGATGAGTATCCGCAAACAAGAGAAGGACGTTATTTACCAATTCCACATTGCCAAAGTGATAGAGGGTGGAATATCGTGAATGATATTTTAGATACTGTTCATGCGACTGGACGTCATCCATGGATTAAAGGAAAAGAAGGATATAATACTATTGTTAAAGAAAATTTCGCAATTGAGGGGAATGTTTGGAGAACGGTGGTTAATCTTTTGAATTCATTTTTGGATATGTATGTTCCTCTTGATTATAAGGGAGAAGACCTTGAATTTGAATTCATAGGTGTTTGTACAGATATCTGTGTGGTCTCTAACGCATTCGCAATTCGTCAAGCATTCCCTGAAGCTGAAATCACTATTGATGCATCGTGTTGCGCTGGTACTACTCCAGAACTTCATAGAGCAGCATTAATGACTATGAAATCTTGTCAGATGAACATTATTAACGAGGACATTTAAATGGCTAAATATGAAGACCAATGCCTCTTCGCTATCACAGCTGATTATCGACCAAACAATGAGAATAAACCAGTTTACTACGTTTTAGCACCAAATCGGCGTAAAGCAAAGAGTAAATTCAAAGAAACAATTACATGGCTGACGATTTATGATTGTAAGCGCATTCGTCAGGAAGACAAGATTCAGGACATTATAGATCATCCAGAGAAACACATTATTATTAAATAAGGAGATATAAAATGAAGATTGCTGTAATTATTTTATTTGTGATTGATATTATTTTTAGCGCTGAAATGTGGTCGCTGCATGATAGGATTGAGGCTCTGGAACAGGAAGTATATATTCGTAAGATGGCGGATGAAGCAACATTGAAAGAAGGTGATGATACGTGAGTACATTATATGAACTGACAAATGATTGGTTGATGCTCATGGAAATGGCTGAAGATCCAGATATTGAAGAGGATGTCTTTATTGACACTCTTGAAGGAATTGAGGGCGAGATTGAGATTAAAGCCGATGGCTATGCGAAGATGATTAGACAGCTTGAGCATGATGCTGAGGCATGCGGTGCTGAGGCAAAGCGCTTTACAGAAAAGAAGAAGTTCATTGAGAACAAAATTGATCGGATGAAGAAGTCGCTTCAGGGTGCTATGGAAACTACTGGTAAGACAAAATTTAAGACAGAACTCTTCTCTTTCAATGTACAGAATAATCCTCCAAGTGTGGCGGTTGAAGTGGACATTGATAAGATTCCTGAGAGGTATCTTAAACCAGTTGAGCCAAAGGTTGATAAGGAACTTATGAAGAAAGATTTAAAAGCTGGGATTGATCTGGATGGGGTCGCTCATCTGGTACAGACAAGGGGGCTGAGGATTAAGTGATATTATTAATAGGAAGTAACGCATATAATACCAGAGACCAGACAATGGAATATTATGGTGAAGCGGATACACAAGAAGAATTATTTGCGCTTTGTAATAGATATTTAGACGATAACAATTATGACCAATATGGCTATAGGCGTTGGCTTTGTGACAAGACTCCATTGGGTAAGCCATTGTGGATAGTTGATTTCGGTAGTTGGAATCGGTTCTTTTATATATATGATTTAAACGGGCAGTTATTGGAAGATTGGAATAAAATGAATAAAGGGAATAACGAATGAATCCTGTATTTATATTTTTAGTGATTCTATTTGCCATCTTTCTTTGGGGAGCGCTAAATATTTTCTTCCCAATCATTGGAGATGTGCTTTTAGATATGTGGAATGATATTAAGAGAAGTTTGAATGAAAAGGAGTAAAGAGATGAAAGGTATTGTTGGTGGCGTTTTTTCGGCTATTGTAATTGCCCTTGTGGTTATTTGTTGTTTCAAATGTACAGAGAGGATTCCTGCGGGCTATGTAGGTGTCGTGTATAAGATGAATGGTGGTATTGATGACGAGGTTTTGTCTCAGGGATGGCATGTTGTTTCACCTACTAAACAGATTACACTGTATTCTATTGGTATTGAGCAGTCTTATCTTACTGCTGGAGACGATGGGGATTCTGAGGGCGATGATAGCTTTGAGGCTCCTTCGAAGGATGGTAAAGGTCTGAGGGTTGATGAGACATTTACTTACAGGTATGATCCTGAACGGGTCGCTGAAATCTTTACAAGGTTCAAGGGTCGTTCTGGTAAGGAAGTACTCCGTACATTTATTAGACCAAATGTAATGTCTTGGACTAAGGAAGTCACGCCCAGATATTATATGACAGAGATCATCGGTGAACAGCGTGGTGCGGTTAATATTGCTCTTACTGAATATCTGAAAGAGAAATTTGAGCCTTATGGGATTATCATCGAGAGTGCGTCACTGATTGATGTCAATGTAGACGAGGAAACAGATAAGGCAATTCAGAAGAAGATTCAGGCTCAGCAGGATTTGGAAGTCGCCAAGATTAATAAGCAGACAGCTTCTGTAGATGCTGAAAAGGAAAAGGAAGTTGCGCTTATTAATGCTGAGAAAGATAAAGAGACAGCTAAGATTAATGCAGAAAAGGCAAAGATTAAAGCTGAGGGTGATGCAGAAGCTAAGAGAATCGCTGCTGAAGCTGAGGCAGAGGCCAACAAGAAAGTTGCTGGTTCGTTGACTCCAGAACTTATTGAGAAAGAGAAAATTGAAAAGTGGAATGGTACTGTTCCTCAGATTCAGGGTAGCTCCACTCCTATTGTAGACACACGTAATCTTACAACAGAGGAAGGTGATTAATATGAAATTTGAGCGCAAGAGTTATAATTATGCGCCCGAAGTGACACCAGTAATTGAGGAGGTTAGATCAAATGGCTAAGGATAAACATGGTAAGCATAAAGAATGGTGCAAGAATTATAAAGCAAGTGGACAGCGTGAAGTTAACAAGGTAAAGAAGCAGGAACGCCACGAAAAGCAACTTGCATATTTTGCAAAGCGCCGTGAAGAGGGTAAGACATATACTTATCAGAAGAATCCATATGAAAAAGATTCTAGGGCGTGGCTGACTGAGCGCGCAAAGCGTGCTGAAAAGGAACACAGAGACCCTAACGAGTATCGGCATTACGCAAAGGTGTTTGGACGTCTTCAGCGTGATCTTGACCGTGAATACGCTGAGGCACGTAAGGAAGAGATGAAGACTAAGAAACGTAATAAAAAGATTGACGCAAGTGATAATTAAAGCTTGACAAATAAGCGTGGTTTGATAGAATATAATTAAATGTGAGGTGATTGTATGAACAGATTGTACAAAGAACTTGACAGGATATTGTGGTCTATCCGACCACGCTTTTATCTCTGTCGTGATGTAATTGTAGTTAGATGGATGAAATATGAATGGTTGATTAAAAGGAGACATATGTTATGAAGATTCAGGTAAGAAATGGCGCTTGGGAGACAAATAGTAGCAGCATGCATTCACTTCTCATTATGAAAAAGCGTCAGACAATGACTCAGGCAGAGATCAGGGATGAATTCTATCTTGAAGATTGGTACAAGGAGCGTGGAAATATTCTGCGCTTGGATTCTTGGGACAATGATTTTGGTAGAGAATTCAGGGTACTCACGTCATTTAGGGACAAGTTGTCTTACGCAATGGCTGCCATGCTTGGAAACTGCTATAACTTAAAGAATTATATTAAGGCTGGCAATGAGTTTATGTACACCTTTGAGCCGATGTTGAAAAAGTTAGTTGGTGTGGATGAAGTTGAAATGCCGATGGAGTCTGAGTTCTTTAGAGTTTACAGTGATACTGTAACAGATGATGTTGAGCAGGATTACGAGACTTATGAAGAAGTGCCCTATGAGGATTTGGTTTACGATGAGACCAAAGAGTATGGGCGTTATAAGGAAGTTTGTAAGTCCGGTCGTAAGCAGATGGGGATTTATCTGGAAGTGCCGAAATTTGGTAGTATCGATCATCAATCCATGGGCTTGTTCCAGATGTTTCTTAGGAAGTATGGAATTACTATTGAAGAGTATTTAATTCGTAAGGATATCGTGGTCGTAGTAGATGGTGATGAGACTTGTATCTTTGGCACTATGATGGACGCTGGCCTTGTAGATAAGGATGCGATTCAGGTCTTATATTCTGTTAGCAAGTCTTATGAGAAGAAGGTGAAATCATGAGAAAGCAGATTAGGTTAAGTGTGTGGGAAACAAATAGTAGTAGTGTGCATAGTTTCTGTTTCAATAAAAAAGGATTAGAGAAATGCCATATGAAAATCCATGAAGACGGCTATGTGCATATTACTTTGGATCAGTATTTTGGTAAGGATGAAGAACAGTTCTTTAATCAAAAAACTAAATTAAAGTATATCGTTACATGGTTGTATGCTTATTATGATTTTGATAAAGCAAAAATCAGAGATGAGGGATATGTTTTCAATAATTTTAATGAAGCATTCGGCAAGTATGTAACAGAACACAATGGCGTTTTGTGTCGTGGCGTTAAAGTAGATGAGTGTAAATGGGAAGGGGCTTATGATTATTTTGATCATCAACAGCTGAGTAGCGGTTGGTGGGATGATAATTGTATAGTGAACCTTTGGGACTCTGAAGCATGTGTTGAGTTTATTTTTAATAAGTACGTTGGATTGGAGACAGGGTGTGATTAAATGATTAAAACCAGAGATGATATTGGTAATATGTTGGCTTTTGATGAACGTTATAGTTTTCTTGGCAAAGAGCCTCTTGTGGGAAATATTGTTCTTTTAGGACTTGGTGGTAGTTATGCCTATGGTACTAACAATGAAGACAGTGATATTGATATTCGTGGTATAGCTACTCATAATGCTCAGGACATTTTGACCCGTAAAGGATTTGAGCAGGTGGTTAACGAGGAAACTGATACAACTATTTATTCTCTTGAAAAGATTGTGAACCTTCTTTCTAATTGTAATCCTAATACAATTGAGATTCTTGGCCTTGAGCCTTGGCAGTATTTCTATGTAACAGATATCGGTCAGGCGCTCATTGATAATAGAGATATGTTTCTTTCTAAGTGTGCCATCCATTCATTTGGAGGTTATGCGGGAAGCCAGCTTAGACGTTTAGAGAATCGGGCTGCTAGAACTATGGAGCAATCTAAGCGTGAGGAGTTTATTTTGCGCAGCATTGAAAATGCTAAATATACATTCCCCGCAAAGTTTTTTGAACATCCAGAAGACGCAATTAAGCTATATCTTGATGAAGCAGTAAATCCTGATTATGATACAGAGATTTTTATGGATGTTGATTTAAAGCATTATCCCCTTCGAGATTATAAATCAATGTGGTCAGAGATGCTTGCAATTGTCAAAGAGTATGCAAAAATCGGGGCTAGGAATCGTAAAGCAATTGAACGTGGTAAGCTAGGTAAGCACATGATGCATCTGGTTCGGCTTTATCTGATGTGTTTTGATATTCTTGAAAAAGGCGAGATTATTACTTATCGTGAGAAAGAGCATGACTTTCTTATGGATATTAGGAATGGTAAGTATCTTGATGATGAAGATCATCCGGTCGCAGAATTCTATGATATTGTAGATGATTTAGAAAATAAGTTACAATATTGGAAAGAACATACAAGTCTTCCCGCAAATCCTGATTATGATAGGATTAATAAGTTTCTTGCCGAGGCAAACTGGGCAGTGGTTAAGGAGTATAAAAAATGAAAGAGTTAGCACAATATCAGAATGGTAATACAATTACTACCATTTACGATGATGGAACAAAGATTCATGTAACAGAAGATGATGATTTCCGCTTTCAGTACAGTGAATCCTGTGATATTCAAATCTCACAGTGCTGTGATAATGGGTGTGAGTTTTGTTATGCAGGTTGCTCTCCTACTGGTAAGCATGGTGATTTGACCAGTTGGAGATTCTTGCATACCATGCATCCTTATACGGAGATTGCTATCAATCTTCAGTTTCCTACTCCACCTGATTTGATGGAATTCCTGTATACTATGAAAGCACAGAATGTATTTGTGAATGCCACCATTAATCAGAAGCATTTTATGAGCGATTACGGTCGGCAGTTTGTGCGTTTTCTTATGAAGATGGGACTGATTAAAGGGATTGGTATTTCATTGGTTGATCCTACACAGGAAGGATTCATTGAAGCCATTAAAGAATTTCCAAATGCTATCATCCATGTAATTGCTGGGGTTATTAATCCTGAGGATATTAATGCTCTGGGTGATCATGATTTGAAGATTCTTATTCTGGGATATAAGCAGAAGGGTCGTGGTCTTCCTTATTATAAGGATAATAACCAAATGATTCTGGATAATATTGCATGGCTTGAGTCTGGGATTGTAGAGCTTGCTGACAAATTTGAAATCGTGTCCTTTGATAATTTGGCGCTTGAACAGCTTCATATGAGAGATAAGCTTACAGATGAAGAGTGGGAACTGTATTATGCAGGTGAAGATGGGACTGTTACTTTTTACATTGATTTGGTAAGCGGAACATTCGCAAGAAGTAGTCTTTCTGAAATTCATTATTCTATTGGTAATAAGAGCATTGATGATATGTTTCAAATTGTAAGAGAGGAAGTTGTTAATGAATCAGAGGAATTGTCCTAATTGCGGGGCACCATACAAAACAGAATTAAACACTTGTCCATATTGTGGAACTTCGTATTTTGATATGAGCGCCATTGATGTTAGTGAAAATAAGCCGTTTTATTTGAAACTAAAAATAAATGGTATGGTATTTACTTCTAAAGTTATTGCTGAGCCTGATATACAGATAGAAGTTAATCAAGATGATTATTGTGCTTATAATCATCATGGAGACAAGATATATAGAATTGTAGCAAATCGATATTTAGATATAGATATGCATTTTACGTCTGTACATGATTTTAAAAAACCATTATACACTGTGGAGGTTGAGGAATGACTTGGTTTGAAACGAAACTGGATGGCTATGATTTTTGTGTGCAGTCTGGAGATTACGAGGTAAGACGTAAGGGTGAACAGGTCGGGCTGTATTATTATGATCATAGAATTGGTTGGTGCAACAATGTTAAAGAAGGAATGTTTAGGGCGTGGGTGCTTGGGTTGTATGGGAGAAAAAGAAATGGATAATGTTGAGTACAATAAAGCATTGATTAAAAAGTATCCTTGGCTTTATCCGCATTATCAATGGAGTGGAGAAAAGGTTAAGGATTATGACTACACATGGACTGAATTGGATGCATTATCTGAAGGTTGGCGTAAAGCGTTCGGGGAATTGCTTTGTGAGGAAATTCAAGAAGAGTTAGAGAAGTTTGATTACGCAGATGAATATAGTATTGCACAGATAAAAAGCAAATTCGGTGAAATGCGCTGGTATGATAACGGATGTCCTGATAGGTGCAGAGTCCATGAGATTATTGAGAATTATGCTGCCATAAGTGGTTATATCTGTGAAGTATGTGGTGAACTTGATGTGCCCAGCACTGACGGTTGGATTATGCCAGTATGTAAAGAATGCATTAAAAAGATGAATTATAAAGACCCTGATGCATATTGGGAGCAGATTAGCAAAGAACAGTTTCCTCATACTCTTCCACTTACACGTAGGTATAGGCGGTGGTCTCCTAATAAGGATAATTGGGAAGAATTTGTTGTAGATTTGACACCAACAGTTCAGAAGATTCGGAAGCGATATGCAGAAAGGCATGGTGATTGAATGTCAGCGTCACTTTATTTTGATAATGCTGCTACGATGCAGCCTGATGAAGAAATAATACAGGAGTATGGTTACTTATGTAGGGAATATTGGTGGAATCCCTCTTCTATCTCTCAGGGATCGATGAAGACACGACAGGCTATTGAGGATGTACGACAGGATATTTTAAAGTGTATTAATGGTCAAGAAAGTGATAAGATTATCTTTACATCTGGAGGTACAGAAGCCAATAATCTAGCGATTAAGGGGTGGTGTTGTGAGAAGTATCATCATTGGAATGCTCCTCGTGGATCTTCTAAGATGTTTGATTATTATCGTTTAACACCATCAATTTTTGTTTCAAGTCTTGAGCATCCTTCTGTTATTAATCCCGCTGTATGGCTTTATGAAATGGGGATTGCCAATAGTGTGAATATAGTGAAATGTTATGATAGCGGTACGGTTGATTTAGAATCTTTGGAAGAACGTATTCGTTATACGCCAAATGTCAAACAATATCCAATTCTTGTGTCAATTATGATGGCAAATAATGAACTTGGATCAATTAATGATATTAAGGCAATTAGTAAAATTGTACACAAGTATGATGGAGTGTTGCATGTAGATGCAGTTCAAGCTTTTACGCATGTGAAGATTGATGTACAAGATATGGGTATTGATATGATGTCGGTGTCTGGTCATAAGTTTGGTGCGCCTCATGGGGTCGGTTTCTTGTATGTGCGAAATGGTATTGAAATTAATCCTCTTCTGCATGGTGGTGGTCAGGAAAAAGGAATGCGGTCAGGCACTGAAGATGCGCCCTCTATTATTATGATGGGTCGGGCTATGGATCGAGCATATAAAACTATTGATGAAGACAATAGGAATTTGAAAAGGTGTAGAAGTCTTTTGTTGGATTTCCTAATGACAAGATATGATGTAAAGATTAATAGCCCTTATAATGGATTGGCGAATATTGTCAATGTTACTTTTAATGGTATTGATAATGAACAGCTGATAACTAATCTAGATATTTTTGAAGGTTGCCAAGTGTCTGCTGGTAGTGCTTGTCATGCGGGGGTTAAAGAACCTAGTAAGGTATTGCAGGAAATTGGGTTAACAGAAAAAGAGATTAATAGCACTATTCGTATTAGTATGGATAGGGACGTGACTGAAAACGAACTTCAGTTGTTTGTGCTTGGTCTACAAACTCAAATTAATAAGCTTAAATTGCTATAAACAAAGGAGGCCAAAGATGCATGGGTGAATACGGAATAAAAATTAAAAACATCGTTGTCGGAAGCCTTTTAGAGAAAAATGCTGGTGTCCGTGATCATATTGATATGACGGACGCCATGTTGTGTAATAGTCTTTTTCTTGATTACATGAAGAAACATGGGCTTGATATATATAAAGATACATCAACCAGAGACGTAATTGTTCTTGATTTTAAATATGGCACACGTAGCTATGAACAAGAAAAGGCGCATTTAAAGAAATGCATTAAAGATACAGAGAAGAATGATAAGTTAACTGAAGAAGAAAAAACACAAAAGATACAATATTTTAATGAGTTATTAGTGAGAGCTGAAGAAAATCAGGACAAGTATGTTAGATATAATCGGGCTGAAGCAAGGGATAAGGTTTATACCGAGGGTGTTGATGTGACTTATCCTGCCGCTCGTAAAAATCAGGAACCACAGACAATACATTATAAGAGGTTGTTCAGGACACCGGGCAAGGCTAAAAAGGGAACTGTTGATTTTATTAGAGAAGAATTGTATGACATAGCTAAAGAATATTTATATATGGGGATTGATTTAGATGAATATGAAAATCCTCTTCTGGTTGAAGCTGAAGCATATTCTTCTTTGGCAACTAGTACTATTATTGGGAAGATTAAGGTTAATCCCTATGATATATTAGTACTTGATGATTATGATTCTTTTTGTTTTAAAGATATTATAAGCATTGAAAAGGGTGATGATGGACATGTTCATGCAGTAAAACGTGAAAATGCTAAAATTGGTAATTCAATGTTTGACGGGCAAGGTTTAATTGATCATAACTTTGTTCATGCGCAGTTTCCTAAAACGAATGGATTTGTTCTTTTAAGAAATCACTTTTGTAAAATGGCGTGTTTTGACACAGATATTCAGGGTTTTTTTAGAGATTATGCTGCTGATCATGATATTGATTATGAGACATGGAAGCTGACAGATATATTTGGTCATGAGCATTTGGTTAAAGACGTAAAAATTATTTGCCATGAATCTGCAATGAAATGGTGCAAATTTATAAATGATAGAATTAATTATGATTATTGGTGTCAACGAGTTATTGAAGATAATGATAGTTATTTTGGAATTGTTAAGACGGCGAAGAAATCTAAGTTGGGTGATGTTCAGAAAATGAGTTATCAGCATGTAAATTGCATGTCTGAAGATATTATGGAAGATGTAATCCAATGTACAAAAGAATATATTAAGGAATTAAAAACAAACAACGAGGCGTTTCTTGACTATTTAAAAAAGGGACAAAATTTTTCCAATGATTATGAAGTATTGATCGCTTTGGTTAAACACAATCCAGATTTTATTAATTCTAGTTATTTCCGAGATCGTAGGAAATTAATTATTAATACATATGCTAAAATGGCGAAAACAGGGCGAATTATTAATGAGGGAGATAATATGGTTATTGTTGGGTCTCCTTATGCTGAGTTGTTATTTGCTGTTGGAGAAGACCCAGAAAGTGATCCAACCTTTGAACAAGAAGAATTGGCTATCCAGTGTTATAGTGAAAGATTTAAAGATGGAGAATACTTAGCAGAATTTCGTAGCCCATTTAATTCGCAAAATTCATTGGGATATTTACATAATCATTTAGATTGGAGGATGAAAAAGTATTTTTATTTGGGCGAGAATTGTATTGCTATTAATATGAGACAAAATGATTTTCAAGATGCCAATAATGGAAGCGATCAGGATTCTGATACAATTTTAACGTTAAATCGTTTATCGATTGTAGGCCATGCTAAACATTGTCAAACGGCTTTTCCAACTGTGAAGAATAATATTCCAAAAGATACTACCCGCTACAAAAATACAGCACTAGATTTATCATATATAGATAATAAATTAATGTCAAGTCAGATGGGTATTGGATTGTCTAGTAACTTGGCACAAATAGCCCTCTCCTATTCTTATTCATTTCCAGATCAAAAATATAAAGATTATGTTTGTATTCTGGCTGTACTTGCTCAGATATACATAGATTCTAGCAAACGTGCTTATGATATTGATTTAAATGAGGAAACGGACAGGATACGCAGAGATTTGAATATTAAACAAAATGGATATCCCATGTTTCTTAAACCTATTCAAAAATATAATAATAAACGTCTTGGAATGAGTATGGCTAAAATTAAAGAAGGACGTTATAATCCATCGTTGAATTGTCCTATGAATTATTTGTATAACGCTGATATTAATCCCGCTATGACATATGAAAGAGAGATTCCTATGGATTATTTTTTTATTAGGCATGATAGGGACTTACCAGTGAGGCGCAGTAAGAAAATAGAAAAGCTGATAGAAAAGTATAGTTTTAAATTGGGACAATATCAACAAAATATAGTAGATGATTCTGATGAAGATATTTTATTATTAAGAAATGATTTTGATGAATTAATTAATGACATTAAAGAAATTAGTTTAACAAAGAAATATCAAGGATTAATGTCTTTTTTAATTGATCGTGCTTTTTGTATCACACCTTATTTAAAAAGGAACAGAGCATTGGTTGCAAGTAAGATGAATAATAATCGTGCATTATTGCTTAAAGTATTATACACAATATCTCCAGAACAATTTTTAGAATGTTTTAAAGGCTGTAATTAAATATATATTGAGCGACTTAATTTTTTTAACATTCAAAAAACCCTTATATTATAAGCACTTTTTAAATATGCTAAAATAAATATATATGAAAGAAGACTTATATGATATCATATACGTTTTCAGATATAGAAACAAATAGATTACATTGAGTAAAGGAGAAAAAATTATGGTAAATAAGCAGGATTTTATTTCTAAGATTGCAGAGAAGACTGGCTTCACAAAGGTTGACACTAAGGCATTCCTTCAGGGTATGGAGGATGTTATCTTTGATGTCATGGGTGAGCATGAGGATATTCGTCTGATGAATGGTCTTACTCTGTCTGTTAAGGATGTTGCTGCAAGAGTCGGTCGCAATCCTATGACTGGTGAGACGATTCAGATTCCCGCACGTAAGAAGGTCTCTGCCAAGATTGGCAAGGCACTCAAGGATGCGGCGAACTGAATAACGAAACCTATCACGCCTCTGTAAAAATAAGCGTACCACGATAGGTATATAGATACAATTGAATATCGAATAAATAGAGCCTATCAAGATGTCAAAGTCTTGGTAGGCATTTTTTGTATAGAAAGGGGATGCTTATGAGCGAAAGAATTATTGATGCATCTGAGCATCAAGGTAAGATTGACTGGAAGCGTGCTAAAGATTATATTGACGGTGCTATTCTTCGTACTGGATATGGAGATGATATTAAATCTCAAGATGATAAATATTATAAATATAATGTGGAACAATGTGAGAAATATGGCATTCCCTATGGAACATACCTTTATAGTTATGCTGGTAATGAGAATCAAATCAAGAGTGAAATTGCTCATGAAAAACGATTGACAGAAGGAAAGAATGTTGTATCACATTGGCTCGATTTAGAAGAATGGAATTTAAGACATTTAAACAAAAAGGCAGCTACTGCATGGCTTAAAGAATTTGGTAATGATTCTGGAGTTTATGCAGGACAGGCTTTTTGGCGTGATCCGTTAAAAGGATTTGAATGTCGTAGATGGATTCCTGCTTATGGCACAAATTCTGGCAAGCAAGAAGCTAAATATAAACCATCGTTTCCTATGGATGGTTGGCAGTTTACCTCAAGGGCACATATTCCCGGCATTTCTGGAAATGTAGATGAATCTATATGGTATGTCCCGTTTAATAATAGGAAGAAAGACACATCAAACACACAGCCTGTTAAGGAAAAGAAAACATATCGTGTGTATAAGAAAGAAGTGGCTGCTTTAATTATGAGACATCTTTGTACTCATAAGAATCACGGCTATACGCAGGATATGGACAAAAGATTTGGCACAGGTACTGAGACTATAGATATTTATGGTCACAAATACACTATAAAATCTGGAGATAGGGATTGCTCTTCTGCTGTTATATCTGCATTTGAGGCTGCTGGTATTAGTTGTGGTGGAGCTACTTATACTGGCAATATGCGTCAGTGTATGACAAGCACTGGAAACTTTAAATGGCGTCCTATGTCTTTTATTGCTCAAATGGGTGATGTTTATCTTAATGAGAAATGTCATACAGCTATGTGTTTGTCGGCTGAACCCGATGTGTTAATGGAATTTAGTATTAATGAAAAAGGCACAGCAAATGGCGGTAAAGTTGGAGATCAGAAACAGATTGGTGACTACGATGAGCAATACGGACGTGGTGAAAGTCATTTGAGAATGTATTACTCTTATCCTTGGAATGGTATTCTTGAATGTGTGAATGATGAGGTAGCTTTTGAGATTGAATATGAGGTTGAAAAGACTGGTTCTAAATCTCAGGTTGTTTCTGAAAAAATCGTAGAAAAGAATATTAAACCTGTAGTTCATAAGGCTATTGTGAAGAATACGAAAGAAGTAACGCCTGAAATCATTGCAGACGTATATCGTGGTAAATATGGTAATGGTGCTGTTGATGGATCGGAGCGTTTTACTAAATTAACTAAAGCAGGATATGACGCAGTTGCAGTACAGAATAAAGTTAATTGGGTATATAAGGTTGCTAAGGGCTTATATACTGGTGATAAAGCCATTGATCATAAGTATGGTTCTGGCGAACAAAGACGTAAAACTCTTGGAACTTGGTATGATGTAGTGCAAAAAGAAATCAATGTCCTTGCTGGAATTGATAAATGGTAATGATATGGGGGTATAGATATGGGCTATATAAATTATAATCCGAATCCCGCTCGTAAGTTAGTTGGTGATTGTGTTATACGAGCCATATCAAAAGTGACTGAACAATCTTGGGAAGATACTTATTTAGGTTTAATGTTACAAGGTTTTGCTATGAATGACATGCCGTCCTCAAACGATGTTTGGGGGCGGTATTTATTTGAGCATGGATTCAGGAGATATATTATTCCTGACACATGCCCAGATTGTTATACGGTTAGGCAATTTTGTGCAGACAATCCTCAATTAACAGGTATTTTAGCCACTGGAACGCATGTTATCGCAGTAGGTGAAGGTGGAAATTATTTTGATACTTGGGATTCGGGAGATGAAGTTCCAATTTATTATTGGAGAAGGGAAGATTAAATGGCTTATAACAACAATGGATTTCCAATGAATTATCAGCAATATTATCCTTATAGTTATACACAGGTGCAACCGCAGATAAATCAACCTGTACCGTCCACACCGAATGAAAATGGAATTTTATGGGTTCAGGGTGAAGCAGGTGCAAAATCTTGGGCTGTAGCACCGGGCAAGAGTGTAATGCTTATGGATAGTGAATCAAATACTTTTTATATTAAATCATCAGACAATAGTGGTATGCCAATGCCGCTTAGAATTTTTGACTATACAGAACGGACTCAACAGAATGGAGCGCCCACCGAAATTGCTCAGGCAGCTACGTCTCCTCAATATGTAACGAAAGAAGAACTTACTGAGATTCTTAGTGGCTTTGTTACAAGGAAGGAGATTGAGTGATATGAACTCTTTGTTTAATTTACTAGGTGGACAGCAACAGATGCAGAATCCGATGACAAATATGTTTTCACAATTAAATCAGTTTAGGCAAACTTTTCATGGTGATCCTAAACAACAAGTTCAACAATTATTAAATAGTGGTAGGATGTCGCAAGCACAGTACAATCAATTGTCACAGATGGCTACGCAAATTCAGAATATGTTGATTAACAGGAGATAATTATATTTCGTTAAAAAACCATTGCGCAAGGTTTTCAAATATTACAAACAGTCATAAATTAAATGTCAGGAGGAAATGTAATATGAGTTTAACAGATGGAAATGGTAACGATATGGTTATGCCTGTAACCCCAATGAACGGGAATGGCGGCTCTGGCATGGGCTGGGGTGGAGAATCAGGCTGGTGGATTATTCTGCTTTTCCTGTTTGCATTTGGCAACGGTGGCTGGGGAGGCTACGGAAATGGTGGCGGTTCCATGGGCGCAGAGGTGCAGCGTGGTTTTGATCAGTCTGCTGTAATGTCTGGTGTTTCTGGAATTCAGTCTGGTATTTCTGGTCTTTCTACTCAACTTTGTAATGGATTTGCTGGCGTTAGTGCGGGTTTTGCTAATGCTGAAACTGCGGCTACTGCTCGTCAGATGGCTAATATGAACCAAGCTTTTGCAGCTCAGACGGCTGTAACTCAGGGCATTAATCAGCTTGCGTCTCAATTTGCAGATTGCTGCTGTGAGAATAGATTAGCTTCTGCTAACCTTCAGAATGTTATTCAGTCTGAAAACTGTGCAGATAGAACAGCGCTGAATGATGGAATTCGTGATATTCTTCAAAATCAGAATGCTGGTATTCAGCGTATTCTTGATACTATGTGTCAGGATAAGATTGATGCTAAGAATGAGAGAATCGCAGACCTTGAAAGGCAACTTACAATGGCTAATCTGGCTGCGTCTCAGGGTGCTCAAACGGCTGCTATTCTGGCTAATAATGAAGCACAGACCGCAGCTCTTGAGAGATACCTCGCTCCTACTCCAGTTCCTGCATACACAGTTCCTAACCCGAATTGTTGCGGACAAAACTTTGGCACATGTGGATGTGGTTGTGGCGTAGCTTGATGGAGGTGTAATTATGGCAGAATATTTAACCAGAGATGCAGTTGAAAGCGTAGCGCTTAATACTGCAATTCCTTTTGTGGATTCTATCCCCTGTAATCGTGGTTACATTTTTCACCAAAGTGGAACGGGGATTTTTGTTCTGCGTGGTATCGTTAATAATCCTACCGCATGTTTTGCACGCTATAATGTTGAATTTACAGGTAATATAGCAATTCCTGAAGGTGGAGCAATTACTCCTATAGCGACCGCTATCGTGGTCTCAGGGGAAAGTCGTGATGGCAGTAGAAGTATTTTTACCCCTTCTGCCGTTGATGAATATGGGAATGTAACTTCAAGGGCTACTGTAGATGTTCCTCGTGGATGTTGTTTTACGGTTTCAGTAGAATATGTAAATGGCACTGTTAATGATTCGGCAACAACTCCTACTCCATTAATTAATGTGGTTGATGGTAGTTTGAGTATTAGCAGAACGGCTTGAAAGGAGGGACAAGAGTATGGGACTTTCTAAACATTATGATCAACTCAAAGAACTCCTTGATGATCAGATTTGTAAGATTCTGAAAAAAGGTGATATTACTCCTCAGGAACTTGATAGTCTGTATAAAGCGTCTGCTATTATGCTTGACATGGAGACAGAAAAGGCTATGAAAGAGTCTGGTGGTAGCGAAGAATATGAAATGAGTCACAGAGGTGATTCTTATAATAACATGGGTGGTAATTCTAATCATTATCCTTGGTTTATGTATCATAACAATGATATGAGTCATCAAGGGAATTCTTATAGAATGCCAATGGATCAAATGAGCAATACTTATAACCATGCTTATGATGGTGCTTATGCAGGTGCGTATGATGCGTCTCAGGATAATGAATATTCTGAACGTAGAGGACGTAGTGCAAGGACTGGACGCTATGTAAGTCGTGATTCTGAAAAAGAACGCATGATTGGAAAGCTTGAAGACATGATGGACAATGTTTCATCTGAGAAAGAGCGTAGAGCGCTCCAGCAATGTATAGATAAATTGGAACAACAGTAATTATTATTGAAAGGAGTCGGCTTTATGCTGACTCCTTTCTTAATTATAAAGGAGGATTCTTTTGGATTTTTATAAAGGTTATAAAAGAATCGAAGGGGACACTAAGTATATAAATACAATGCTTTCCCCTGAAAATTATAAAAATTGGTGTATTAATGAATATGCCATTATTAAAAATACGGACACTGGGCAGGAATTTGAAATGAGATTTACAGGTGACAAGTTTGTAAATCTTAAACTTCCTGACAGCAAATATATAAAAGGGAAAAATGCAGAACAGAGGTGTGCTCTTGATGCATTAAATGATGATAAAATTACTGCCGTTGCTTTGCTAGGAACATACGGGTCGGGAAAGACAATGCTTGCTACCGCTATGGCTCTTGACAGTGTTAAAAGAAAAGGTACGCAATCAAAAATATTGTGTGTACGTGAAGCTTGGGGAGAAGGACGTGAAATTGGTTTCCTGCCCGGTGATGTCTCAGATAAGATAGGTTTATTTCAACTCCCGTTTATTCAGCAATTAAATGGAGGAGAGTTTGAATATAAAAGCCTAGTACAGCAAGGGGTAATTGATTCTACTGTTCTTTATTATATGAAAGGTACAACATATAATGAAACAGTCATGCTTTGTGATGAAGCAGAGGACTTGACAGAAAAGCAAATTAAATTAGTAGGAACAAGGGTGGGCACAAATAGTAAAATATATTTTTCAGGGGATTATAAACAGTCATTGTTAGACAGCACTGAGTTTAACCCTTTATTACGCATGTGCGAAAAACTTAAAGGAAATCCACTTTTCGCGTGTGTATATCTGTCAGAAGATGTGCGTAGTGAGACTTCTAAAATGTTTGCTGATTTATTTGATTAAAGGAATTAAAAGGAGGAAACGTGTATGGCTGAACTTGCATTACTCCCTGAAGTGGGAAATGAATTTTCTTATATTGAAGAAATGGGCGCAGATGTATACGATGAATTAATGAAATTTTATACGGGTAAAAGGGTTCTGATCTTTAATAAAGATATTGATAGTACTATTATTGAATCCTATGCTATTCGTATTTTGAAGTGGAATGAAGAGGATAAGAATATCGCTCCTGATTTAAGGAAGCCTATTACTATCCTTATTAATAGTTGTGGTGGCGACCTATTTAGTACACTGTTTTTTATTGATATTCTTAAACAATCTAAGACGCCTATTAGAACAGTAGGTATGGGATTTGTAGCATCGGCTGCTTACTATATCTATATTAACGGGCATGACAGAATTGCATTTGAAAATACAACATTCCTTCAGCATGACGGAACCATCGATATTGCTGGTTCTAATTCCAAGGTTAAGGATTTCATTGCTTTTAATGACTATACCGAGGAAAGAATCAAGAAAATGATTTTGTCTGTAACCAAAATTGATCCAGAGTTCTATGATAAGACTTTTGATAAGGAATATTACTTCTTTGCTGATAAGGGTAAGGACTTGGGTGTTGTAGATAAGATTATTGGGCAGGATGTTGAACTGACTTATATTTTTGAATGAGGATAATATATGGATAAACAATTATTAAATAAATTACCTACTGAATCAGAAGAACAATATATTTGGAGAATTGGGCATTATATTGGTGACGGGCTGATTGATTCATGGAAAGACGTGGCTGATACAGTAAATGCTCAGTTATATACAGATGAAAGCCAATGGAAAAATAGCGATACTTATAGACGTCAGGTATCAACTGCTAAAAGGTATTATGATAATGTATTTAGTACTATGATTTCAGATGCTGAATATGATCCTAACATTCAGAAGCAACTTGCGGAACTTAGACGTGAAAGAATTAAAATACAGACGTTAAATGTTGAGCGCAACAGGATTGATAGAGAACAGGCTCGTAGGGAATTATTCTTTGAACAAGTTCATAGTTTGGCTCAGACTATTCCTGTTCCAGAGTTTGAGGCTGTTCAAGTTAATGATAACAGTGAAGAGACATACGTTTTGTGTCTTGCAGATATCCATGCAGGTGCAAAGTTTACATCTTTAACTAATGAATATTCATTGGATATTATGAAGGATAGATTTGATCTGTTGGTTGTGGATATCGTGAACTTTATTCGTTCTCATAAGGTTAAAGAACTGACAGTGCTTGGTCTGGGTGATTTTGTTCAAGGTCTTATTCATGCCAATGATTTAAAGATTAATGATTCTTCTATGGTGGTTGCTGTTGTTGAAGTATCTAAGACTGTGGCTGCATTCTTAACAGAATTATCTAAATATGCTTATATTAAATATTATCATGTAGGCTCTTCTAATCATTCTCAACTTAGAGTGCTTGGTACAAGACCTAATGAGTTGATGGATGAAGACGTGGAATATATTATCGGGCATTATATTGAAGACTTGTGTGTACCAAATAAGCGGATTACAGTTAATACCCCTAAAGAGGGGGAATGGTTTACTAAAATTGATGTGACTGGATTCAATGTAATTGCAATGCATGGTCATCAGATTAAGAGTTTTGAGAATGCGTTAAGTATGTTGTCTGTTAAACAGGATGAGATGGTTGATTACCTTATTATTGGGCATACGCATACCAGTAAAGAAATCAGTGGTTCTGAAGGATGCTGTCATGATACTGAGGTTTTAGTGTGTCCTAGTTTTGTGGGATGTGATCCTTATGCAGATAGTATTTTTAAAGGTAGTAAACCTGCTGTAAAGATTTTTGGTTTTCATCATATTTATGGTCATAATGAATCATACAAATTTATATTATAAATAGGAAGAGATGCGTGTGAACGTGTCTCTTCTTTATTATATCGCGGGATGGAGAAGTTCGGTTTAACTCACTAGCTTCATGGGCTAGAGATTCGGGGGTTCAAATCCCCCTCCCGTTATTTCGTATGTAACTTTTAATGAATCAAACAGATAAAAAAGGAAGGTGATTGCATGGCTTATCTTCGTGAGGTTAAGAGCCAAGAAGCTGTAAAAAAAATGAGAGTGGGCGATTTGCGAAACGAATATAATGCTCTTGCAGAACGCTATACAAGAATCACGAAATGTGATGATTTGGTGTGTCCTTCTTGTGGACGATTAAAATCTGCAAAGAGAGAAAACTTTTATGCAGATAGAAATACAATACATGGGTTTTATCCATATTGTAAAGAGTGTGTCTTTAGAGATGCAGAGAATATAGAGAAGCCCACGGATCAGCCTAAAGAGACTAAATTGTCTGTCCAAAGAGTTTTACGGAAAATGGATAGACCTTTTATTGAAAGTTTATATATCAGTTGTGTTAATGCATATAACAATGAAGAATCTAATGATTCTGGTAAAGCAAAAATGATGCCATTCCAAAGATATATGACTCAGATAAATAGTTTCCCAGCATATAAAGATAAAACATGGGAGAACTCTGAATGGGGTGAAAAGCTTGTTACTAAGCAACCAGATAGGATTGATATAGTCGATGAAGACCAAGAGATAATTAAACGTGGTCGTAAAAGATTTGGCGCTTATTCTGCTGAAGAACTATATCAACTTGAAAGTGCTTATGAAGACTGGGTGTCCAGATATCCTGCCGAAGCTAAGGCTCAAGAGGTTTTGTTTGAACAGTTGTGCATACAAGATATGAGAGCCAGACAATTAGCTAAAGAGGGGTCAGATCCTAAAGATGCTATTAAATCTTGTCAGGATATTATGACAAGTTTAGGAATTAAACCCACACAGAATTCTACTGATGCTATGACTGATCAAAAAAGTTTTGGTGAATTGATTAAAGCTTGGGAGATGGAAAAACCAATTCCTGAACCAGAGGGTGAATGGGCTGATGTGGATAGGATTGGTTTGTTAATTGATGTGTTCTTTAAAGGACACTTGGCTAAAATGCTTAATTTAAAAAATGCTTTTTCTTCTATATATGAAAGATTTATTGGCAAATTTACTGTGACACGTCCTGAATATGAAGAGGGCGATGATACAGAAGCTATTTTTGACGAAATTTTCGGAAATAAAATGGCTCAAGAATTTGAATCGGATGATGAATAATGGCTGAATTTATAGAAGAAACTAGAAGTATAGATGAAGTTAAAGAAGAAAAGCATAACAAATTAATGAAAACCATTGCTTGGCGTGCTGGGTATTATCGAGCAAATCCACAAAGATTTGTAAAGGATGTGTTACAATTTAAAACTATTCGGTTGCGATGGTTTCAGGAATTATTATTATGGGCAATGATGCATAATAATTACGTCCTCTACTTAGCCGCAAGGGGTCAAGGCAAAACTATGTTAGTTGCACTCGTGGCAACAATATATTGTATTTTATATCCCGGTTCTAAAGTTATAATAACAGCACCTGTACTAAAACAGGCCGCTGAATCGTTGCTAAAAATTAGAGATGAATTTTGTCCCCAAAGCAGCTTTTTAAGAAATGAAATAGCTAAAATCAGTATAGGGCAGAATGACGGTTCAGTATATTTTAAAAATGATAGTTGGATTAAAATAACTACTAGTACAGACAATGCACGTTCCGCTCACTGTAATATTATTATAGTAGACGAATACGTTAAAACAGATAAACGTATTATTGATAGTGTTATTCGTGAATTTTTGAAAGCCCCTCGATCACCGGGCTACCTTAGTAAACCAGAATATTCCCATCTTCAAGAACGTAATAAAGAAATATACATGTCTTCTGCGTGGTTAAAATCAAGCTGGGGTTATGATAAGTTTTTAGCGTATTTTAAAAATTTTATTAATCCAAAAAGAAAATATTTTGTTTGTGGTCTTCCTTATCAGATATCTATTCTTGAAGGATTATTGATGAGAGATGAAGTTGAAGACCGTATGTCAGAAGACGATTTTGATGAAGTTGCTTTTCATATGGAAGATGATTGTTTTTGGTATGGTGATAATGAAGGTGGTGTATTTAGTTTTGATGAAGCTACCCGACTTAGAGTAAATAAAAAAGGACTACTACCTTTGAAGTTTTACTCTAAAGATAATCCTGTACCATCAGCTCCTAGAAATGGAGAGCGCATATTATCAGTTGATATAGCACTTATGGCTTCAACTAAAAAGAAACGGAATGATGCTTCTGCTATATATATTAATGATGCTATCAGAACAACAGATACAAAATATAAAGCACATTTTGTGTTTGGACAAACATTTGAGGGACTGACGTCTGATGAATTGGGTATTATTGTAATGAGGTATTTTTATCAATACCATTGTACATACATGGTCATCGATACCAACGGAGTGGGTCTTTCTACTTTTGATTTCTTAGTAAAAGACCAATATGATCCAGAAACAGGTGAAACATATAAAGCTTTAAATTGTTGTAATAATGATGAAATGGCACAACGTTGTAAAGTTAGAGATGCCAAAAAAGTTATTTATTCCGTAAAAGCAACGGCTGATTCCAACAGTGTTTATTGCCTCTTACTCCGTAACGCAATCCAGAATGGCAATGTTGATTTCTTAGTATCTGAGAATGATGCGGAAATATATCTTTCTAAAGAGTTTAAGGGGTATAAGAAATTAACCGTATATGAAAAGAGTGAACTATTAAAGTCTTATGCAGAAACATCTGCCGCCATTTTTGAGTTGGTAAAATTAAAAGGCTACTATAAAGATGGCAAGCTTAAAGTATATGAAACTAAAGGCAATCGAAAAGACCGTTACTCTTCTCTGTCATATAATTACTGGTGCATGAAACAATTAGAATTGCAATTAAAACCTAATATATCTGATGTGGAACAGCTTGTATATAGTCTTCCTATTAGAAGAGGACGTACAAGAAATAATAGAGTTATTTGAGGAGGTGCATATGGCACGTAAAAGAAGAAAAAATCGCAATGTGTCGAGCACAGCCCAGACACGAGAGTCAATTAATACTCAGCATGGAGTAAAGACAGTTTCAGAATTACAGTCTTTTTATAATGATAATTATAATAAGATAAAGAATTTCGAAGCTGCTGAGAATTCATTTAAACAAATTACAGATGTGACTAAGAATACCAGAAAAGCAATTCCTACGTTTAATAAGGAAAAACTTCTTACTTATTTAAAGAATATCAGTAATAATGAAAAGAACCTCAGGAATCTTTCTTGGTATCTTTATTATAGGTCACAGATGTATAAGAAACTTATTAATTATAATGCGACTATGTTTGAATTGGATGCAAGGCGCATTATACCAAATTATGATGTAACTGCTAATACACAAAATGATAAGAAGATATTAAAAGAATATGCTGAAACAGCTAAATTTATTGATAGTCTCGATCTTCAACAGAAATTCTTAATGATATATCTTATCTGTTTTCTTCAGGATGTATTTTATGGTTGCGCATATTATGACGATAATGGCTTATTTATTCTTCCACTTGATCCCGATTATTGTAGGATTGCGGGTAGATTTGCAAGTGGTGATTTCGCCTTTGCTATGGACATGTCATATTTTACAGGAACTTATAATTATTTATTAGAGTATTGGGGTGAACCTTTTGAAAGTATGTATCGTCAGTATGAATCTGGTGGTGATGATTTTAGATGGCAGATATTTCCAGAAGAATATACTGTATGTTTAAAATTAAATACTGAAGACTGGAGAGTTATTGTCCCATATTATTCTGGTTTATTTGCAGAATTAATTAATCTGGAAGATGTTAAAGATTTTCAAGCTATTGCAGATGAACAGGATATTTATAAGTTAATCTGGTTAGAGATGGAAACTATCTCTGGCAGTAAAAATATAGACGACTGGAAAGTTGATCCTGAGATTATTATTCAATACTTTAATAGAATGTGTGAAGAGGCATTACCTGATTATACTTCTGCTGCTATTGTGCCCGGAAAATTAAATACCATTGGATTTAGTGATAATGATGCTACGACTAATAGCAATAAAGTTACTAAAGCTACAGAAAATGTACTTAATTCTGGTATGGGTGGACAAGTACTGAATAGTATATCTATTACAGGTACAACTGGTCTGAAACTGGCAATGAAGGTTGATACAGAATTGGCAATCAGTTCTTTACTTGGACAGACTCAGGGATGGGTTAATAGATATGCAACTTATAATCTGAGTACACCTTGTAAAGTAGTGTTCTTCCCTATTAGTGCTTATACAAAAGAGGACTTTAGGAAAGAATTACTGGAGAATGGTACTTATGGTCTTCCTGTAAAACTTGCACTTAATGCGCTCAATGGCATTAGTGAATATGAGTCATTAGCTACTAATTATCTTGAAGAAAATATTCTTGGTCTGTCTGAAAAGTTTAATAGTCCTCTTGCATCTAGTCATACGTCCTCTGGTAATAGTGATGGTGAGGTTGGTAGACCAGAGTCTGACGACTCAGATTTGAGCAATGACGGGGAAATTTCAAGAGAAAAAAGAGACAGATCAAACGAATAAAAGGAGGTTTCAAAAATGGAAAAAATGCCGTTTATTAAAACCTCTGATGAAGAGGTGGCTGAGTTATTTAGACAAGCTGGTTATCCTGAAATGGAGAAAGAGGGAAGCCAGTTTGTATTTGTTAATATAGGTCGTTTTGAAAATGGGGAGTTCAGTACTGTCCCTGTAGATAAATGCACCTTCTCAAGAACGGTATGTCTGTAAGGGGGTGTGTTATGTTTATTAGTATAGATGCTTTTTATGATTATTTAGTAAATAAGGGAACCAATCTTAAATTTTCTAAAGATGAGTTTGGTGCCTCATTTGTAGCAGTCGGTCTTGAGGGATCGCTGTCTTTTAGCAATGACACGTCTAAAGATGGTCTTGTAAGGGCGCATCTGCAAGCTGCCCATGTTGGTAAGAATAGAAATAGAAGTCAGATCACTTATAATTCTATGAAGAAGAATCTCAAGAGTATTAAGAATCGACCTATTTTAGCGTACATTCACCAGTTGGAAATCGATGGAGAAGAAAAGAATGTATTTGGTTGGCATGCAATGCATGAAGGTGATAATGGAGAAGTCGTATATGACGAGATTCCTGTTGGTCATGTTCCTGCCGATGCAAAGCCTGAATTAGTTTATGACGCTGATAATGATAAGGAATATATTGAAACTGATGCTTATCTTTATGAGGGTTATACAAAGGCACCTGACATTTTAATGGACGCCGAAGGGAAGTGCCCAGTGTCTGTTGAAATTGATGTCTATGATTTTTCATATGATGCCAAGGAAAAGATATTAAATATTGATGATTTTGTATTTAAGGGAATCACAATTCTTGGTTATTATGAAGATGGCTCTGTAGTTGAGCCAGCTATGGAAGGTGCTAACATATCTTTATTAAATTTCAATGTGGATAAAGCCACATTTGAGATAGATCAAAATTCTATGAAAGGAGGAAAAGATGAAATGGGCTTATTTGAGCAACTTTTAGAACAGTACAATGTAACTGCTGAAGATGTCACATTTGAGCATGAGAATCTGACAGATGAAGAGCTGAAAGCTAAATTCGAAGAGATGTTTGGTAGCGCTGAGGCCGATCCTGCTCCTGAATCGAATTTTGAAGATGAAGCTGATTCTGATTCTGCTGAAGGTGGTGAGGCTGAAGCTGACAACGAGCCTGAAGCTGAAGAGGAAGACACCGAGCCTGAAGTTGAGGAATCTGAGACTGAGCTGCAAGAAGAGACTCCAGCTGTTCAGGATGATGAACCCGTTAAGAAGGTCGAGAATTCTATTACTTACAGTGTTAATGGCAAAGAGTTTGCTGTGTCTCTGAATGATAAGATTTATGCGCTTGGTACACTGGTAAATGATACTTACTCTGAATCTGATAATGCTTATTACAGTGTTCTTGTTTATGACAAAGAACTTGTAATGGTTGATGTATGGGCTGGTTCTGCTTATCGTCAAGCTTATAGTGAGCGTGCTGGCGTGTTCTCTCTCAAGGGTGACAGAGTTCCTGTGCATGCAATTTATGTGACAGACACTGAAGAGGCCGAGATTGAAAATATTCGCTCTAAGTATTCTGCTGTATCTGAAGAACTGGCTAAGTATCAGAAAGCCGCTGAAGATTCCCGTAAAGAAGAGATTATTAATTCTGACGAATGGAAACTGATTTCTGATTCTGCTGAGTTTGCACAGATTAAGGAAAAGGTCACTGAATTCTCTGCTGATGAGATTCAGGCTAAATGCGATGCTCTTCTGCTCTCTTATATTAAGAATAATAGTAAGAAAGAGCATGTTTCAAAAGATACTAATCAGCATACATTCTCTTTCTTCAGAGTTCCTGAAGGAAAGAGTGCTGAAACCAGTAAGAGATATGGAAATATCTTTGACTAATTTAAATTAAATTTATAGAAAGGAGATTTAAAGCTATGATTGATATTGCTTTCACTTTTACACACAATGAAGCGTTCCCCTCTAGGCTGCTTGCGGCTAATGGCGGTGGACATATTTTTGATATCGAGCTGACTGCTGATCATGACAATGGCGTTCTGGTTGGTCGTGGTGAATATATTAAGCTTGGTACTTACAAAGAAGCGGCTGCTCCTAATACTTTTGCAGGTAAGATTGTTGAGCAGGCTGCTAATGGTAATTGGTATGTTGAGGTTACTGATGCTACAGAGGCACTTTGGATTCTGATGCCTGAGATTTCCCCTTATGAGGCTATTCCTCAGACCCTTGACCCTAAGGCATGGGTGAACAAAAAGGGTGACGTGGTTAAGGGTTATTCTCTGGTTAAGGGCGATATCTTTGAGATGTCTGTTGAGGGATTCCAAGGCGAACCCGCTGTTGGCAAGGCAGTTTCTTTTGCAGACGGCAAGTATGTCGTTGCAGCGTAATAGACTAAGAAAGGAGGATAAAGCGATATGATTAAGGTATTTTCTACAGAACATCTGAGAAGCATCTTTGCGGAGACTCCTTATGAGTCTGTTCGTAATCTGATGTTTGATCTTGCTATGGGTAATGATATTGTTGATGATGGCAAGATTATTGGCAAGCAGGAAGCTAATGACAAGCTGAGAAAGTTTGTTTATCAGATTCTTGACATTCATGAAGAGAAGCCCTCTAAACGCACTCTGCATCGTGCAATGCGTAAGCATGGTGAAGAGCTGTTTGAGGTTATCGAGGAAGTTGTTGACCTGAAGATTGAGGAAGGACTTCGTGAGAATGATTTCTTCATGCAGTATGTTGACAGACGTTCCATCGCTAATGATGACGTTATTGAGTTCGTGACTAATGATGATACTCTGCTGAGTGTTGCTAAGGTTTCTGGTCAGCATCATGATTTCGTGCTTCAGAGACTTGGCAGAGGTGAAAGATTTACTGTTAAACAGGAAGTCTATGGTGCTGCTGTTGGTGCTCAGATTGACCGTTATCTTGTAGGTCAGGATGATTGGGCTGCTCTGGTTAATGCTGTTGCTAAGGCATTCCAGAATGAACTTATTAATCAGATTTATGCTGCTTTTGGCGATGCATATAAGAAGCTTCCCGCTTCTCCTACTCTGATTGGTAATAATACTCTGGTTAAGGACACCTTTGATGAGATCATTTCTAATGTTGAAGCTATCAATGGTTGCCCCGCTGTTATTGTTGGTACAAAGACTGCTCTGAAGAAGCTGAATGCTCTGACTGATGTTGATTGGAGAGCACAGTCTCAGAAGGAAAGCGTTGCCAATACTGGTAGGCTGGGTACTTATGAGGGTACTGAACTGGTTGAGATTCCTCAGCGTTTCCTTGACAAGACCCTGACTCAGAAAGCTTTTGATGATAAGATTCTGCTTATTCTGCCCGTTATGGAAGATAAGTTTGTCAAGGTTGTTGATCAGGGTGAGACCGAGATTTATCAGGTCACCGAGAAGGGTGAAGAGAACGGTCGTTGGGATGATGTTATGAAGTATGAAATGACCCGTGGCTTCGGTGTCGGCGTCCAGCTTGGTCGCTACTTCGGTATGTGGACTCTTCCCGCTTGATAAAATTAATTTTATGGAATAAAAGGAGTAAATAATTATGGCTAGAAGTGCTAAAAGAACGCAGGTCATACCTGCACCTACTATTGCTGAGAATGTTGTGATTGAACCAGAGGTTAAAGAAACAGCCCAGAAGAAGAAGTTTGCATCTGATGATAGGATTCCTTGCAAGGCTATTCTTACTGGTAAGACGCATCTTCTTGGTAAAAGAACTAATATGATTTACACATTTTTAGGTATGGGCGATATCATTGGGATTGAATATCAGGATTTGGTTGCTGAAGTGCGTGCTGGAACCAGTCTGTTGTTCCGTCCTATGATTGTTGTCGAGGATCAGGATTTTATTGATGAGTTTCCTAAACTGAAAGAATTTTACACAAAACTTTATCCGGTATCGGATTTGAGGGAATTGCTTCAAAGACCGACAAGGGAAATTCAGGCTATTATTCCTAACCTACCTATTGGTGTTGTAGACAGTCTTAAAAGCATCGCTGCTGAAATGGTCAGGAATGGTGAACTTGACAGTATTTCCACTATTAGAGCCTTGGATGGCATGTGGGGAACTGACTTGGCGATTCTGACTGGACTGAATAGTGATGTACAGTAAGTAAATAGGAGGTAACTAACATGCCTACTATTACATACGATGAATTGATCTCCTCCTTTCTTCGGAAGGGGGAGATTTTAAATCTGTTTACAGAAGAGATTACTGACGAGTACAGAAATGAATTTTTATGGGGTTTGATTTATTCCAGCCTTAGTGATCCGTATGTAAGCAGATTGTTTAACAGTCTTTCTATCGTAGACCCAACTGAACAGTTGGACGAAGATGGAGAGATTGTAATAGATGAAGAAACAGGTGAGCCTGTTATTATTGAAGGACATATTGAATATGAATTGGTGAGACCTATTAATGAAAGCTTGGATAAATTATTTATTATGGATGTAGTTGGATATGGAATGATTGTCCAGTGGATGACTCCTTTGGTGTTTAGCACTGTAAATCTGATGCAGATGTATGGTACGAGCGCTGAGAAATTTTATGCACAAGCTAATCATAATTCCGTTAATAATGAAATCCTTGATAAGGCTATTTATCTGCAAAGAAAACTTATCAGAGATAGAGGACTTACAAATAATTCATATATTGATGGTTCTTCAGCTTCATCGTTCCTTAGAGGAGGTGAATCCTAATGGAATACCTCTATGGAACATTCAGTGATTCCCAAATTGCTGATTTTAAAGAAAAACTCCATAAAAAATTATTTTGGCTATTACTCTATAAAGACCCTAAAACAGCAGATAAATATACAAATGTAGATTTCAAAAAGTATTTTGTGAATCTAATGAAAGAGATAGACGGATTGAACGAATTACTTTTCTATCCTGAACCCATTGTAGAGATTTGTTGTAAACTGCAAGCCGCTTATAACGAAGCATGTTCTGAGCGGTTTGATTATCAAGTATATAGAAAGTTTGTGTTAGACTCGCATAATTTAGTGGATAAAATTAATTCAAAGGATTGATGCGGTTTGATTACACAAGATATGTATAAATCAATGTTGACCAGTAGAGGTAGGAATTTGTCACAGGCTAGACGGAATCAGTCAGATATGATCATGAATGCTACCTTTACTGGTGATACAGGATACAAACGAGTATATATACTTGATCCTGAAAGAGGATGGCATTATGAAGATGCTAAATATTCTAAACACGCAACAGTGTCGATTTTAAAAGATGCTGTTGACTATTATCTTCAGTTTAGACCTAATACTCATTATCAAATAGGATTATATGTATTTATACCTGATGACGTGAGTGATGATATTGGGTTTAAAGAATTTGAGCCTATTGATCCATTTCAAGATGAAGGGTTCGATATGAATAAGCTGTGGATGATTGTTAATAAAAATGATGATGCACAGTTTGTTAGATATAATATTTTAAAGTGTAATTGGGATTTTAGATGGATATGCAAAGTCCATGGTAAGATGGAGTTAATGCATATTATCGGGTGTAGCAGGAACGCTAACTCATACACGAGTGGTATTTGGGCTGCTGATTATACAGTTGGTCTTGATAACATTACAAGTGGCTGGGTGCCTGATACTCATTATCTTTATGGTGATGAGGGACTTAAACGCTTCAATCTTTGTGACACTCGATATATGGAGCATGAACAGCGTTTTGTTATGTCTCATAATAAAATAAATCCTAAAGTTTATGAAATTACGAAAGTAGTTGACCTTAATCCTATGGGTGTTATTAACTTAACTCTCAAGCAGGATGAATGGGATGAAAAGCGTGATAACAAAGAACTGTTGATTTGTAACTATTATGATGATACAGGCGAAACGCAAATTGTTATTCCAGAAGCTGAACCTCAAGATACTACTTTAACCAGTTATATTTACACAGCTCATATCAATGAAGATGGCGAGTTAGAATTAGATTTAGTCGATCAGGAAACTAGAGATAGAGATTATAACAAATTAGAAATCAATGGAACGTATTATTTTGTGGCTGAATACTATACAGGAACCGTTGGTGGGGAACAGGTAATTGAACCTGAAAGGAAATCAGAATGGAAGCTTAATTTAAAAGATACTGATGGATTAACAGATGCTGAAATTAAACACTTAGATAATATGATGGTAATGGAGACAATAGATGATAATGTTATATCCATTCATCCTAAGCGTGCGAAGACGTTAATCGGTCATACTTTT